GAAAGGACTGGTGGAATATACTAACAAACTTATACGCCAGTATATCCCAAAAGGAACTGATTTCTCGACCGTTACACATGCGTTTGTCAAGAAAATACAAACAAAACTGAATCGAAGACCACGAGAAAAACTAAATTTCTCCACTCCAACAATAGAGTTTTTCAAACATTTTTGCTAATATTGCATTTGCCCTTGGACTCTGCAGTCCATGTGTGAGTGGCAATTTCTTTCAGAAATTGGGGTGCTGGGAGGGGTCGGATGGGCGCCAACGTGCCCAAGTGCACACCCACATACACGTACATGGGCGTAAACCCGAAGAGTTTCACTTTGTGCAAAAGTGAAAATCGAAACCCACTAAAAATCAGCAACTTAAACAATTTGCAACTATGCAAGCGACCAACCAAAGCGACTTTTGCACCCCAAAGGGGTGCAAGCATGGGCAAACGAAAAAGACGAGGGAGGGGGTGTCGCATGGTGGGGATTCCATACATATACTCCGACCCAATTTTTCAAATCCGTTTTTCTGGACGGAATTACTGGGATATTTGGCAAGCTCTGTCGTGTTCGTTTCTTGTTAGGTTGAATATCTTCCTGCTACACCTTATTATATATAACGTCTATCAGTATCAATCTTGTTGCGTCCAATTTTTCATTGCCTCCATATAGAGCAACCTAACACCAAAATCGAAAATTTTCCCCAGACCTTGCTTTTCAAATCGCTTTTTGGCAATATCTCGCTCAAATTCCGTATCTTATTCGCATAGTTTCAGAAAATATGATTACCTTTGCACAAAAATTGATATATTCATAATCTCCATCGCAATGAAATCACAGTTTCAGACCCTATCTTTTCTCTCTAATTATGTCCCAAAAACATCATTAGATTCCGAATTTATAAATTCATTCCTGATACAACGCTTCCAGATTACGCCTAAAACGCCCGTATTTGCCCATACAAGTGATTCAAACGCCATAAACGTACAATCTTTCATCTCATGGTTTGAAAGTGGCTTAAACGCGCTTAAAATGGCTCGTTTCAAAAATGAAGTTGTTTTGCTGGGCAATTGCACTCTTGAGACTTGTGAAATCATCGGCGCTCTTCTTGATGACGGCTCTATCAGTACAGAAATCCGTACTATTGCCAAAGAGGAAATATCTGATGCCTCTAACGAAGACATCCAGCAATTCTATGATGCTCTCTTCACTGCTAATCTCCAACCTGCTCCCAACAAGCTCCGTCTCGTTCCCAAATATATCCCCAATCCGGGCGACCGAGTAATCTTCTACGATTATTCGCTGGAAGTTCAAGGTGTTGGTGTGGTTCGCCATATTGATTCGGAACATGATGTAATGTTCTATTGCTATTTTACCTATCCGACCCCCGACCACCCCAAGCAAATCGGTTATTCCCTTGCTGAGACTCCAGGATATGACGTTAGAACAATGGTATTCGAGAACATCGATCAAGACAACATATCAACCACGCTGGGGAACTCTACCAGTTGTTTCCGACGTCTTGGAAAAGAGTTGGAGAAAGTTGGAAAGGTTTGGAAAAATAAAACGCTAAGAATCGAACCGCTGGAAGTAAAAGTACCAATTGGAGAAACGTATTTTTATATCACGGACAAAATGGAAGTGAGACAAGAAAAAGAAAAGGGAACTCCAACGTCACACCTCCGTTATCTGTCCGGCAACTATTTCACCACTCACAAATCCGCCATGACAATGCTGAACAGATTTAACGAAATGCTGAGGGATTATCTCGCTTCTGATAAGTGGCCTGAACTGGACGATAAAGACAACGACTGAAAAACAACAATGCCCGACAAGACTGGAAACAATCATGCCGGGCATTGTTATATGCTTCATGTATTATTGGAGTGCCTGATGTGCAATAGTGTCTGTATAACCGTTTCGCTCATTCCATTCCACCACATTCTCTGCTGAGAAGATGTATGCTTTCTTGTGTACTCCATCACAAGGCTTGTATTTGCTGCATAGAACGCCTGTGAGTTCATTATATCCAACGGATGACAAATTATAGCACCAAGGCTTCAAAAGGTGATCTGGAAGCCCGCCACCGCTTTCTAAGGTCGTTCCTCTGCCGTCGGTAAACTCATCAATCACATTTTCTTCACCTGGGACAACGAAGTCACGATAGAAAGTCTTGATTGCAATTTCCATTGGAGAAAGGCTGGAATCATCGGCAGACAAGATAAGGCTTATGAGTTTTTTATTCTGGGAGTTCTTTGTTTTCTTATCTCCTCTGCTGGCAGTGAACACATCGTTTGCCTCAATATCATAGAAGCGGTCAATTGCAACCCTCAATGCCGGCACCGACTTGTCTTGCATGGTACATGGAGTCCACTGGAAGATTTCGTATGGGTTAAAATCCTGGAATGTCTTGAATCCAAACTTAACCTCCCATTCGTTGTTGTCTCCATAAACATACTTGCCTTGTTCGACGGCACCAACCATATCTTCATAGATGTTTTGAGCAAGAGAATATATCTCATCTTGTGGAAGTGCAGCCCCAATCATCTCTTTCCAATCTGTTGACTGAGGTTCTTCTTCCACTTCACCTTCTTCGTCTATTCTGCTGGAAGGATGATAGTGGTCACAATATAAATCAAAGATACCCCACCAGAATTGATATAGAAAGAAATCTACTGGGGATTTGACAACCTCATCAAGACAGTCAACAATCTCTTTAACCCTTTCAACCTTTATGAAGGGTTTGTTACGATAAGAGTTCCTTTCCCTCATCGACCGTTCTGCCCTTTTTAAGTTTTGCTGGGAAAGTTCTTCTATCTCCTCCGAATCTTCTTTTATATCTTCTGAAGGTTTATCGAAGTCTATAACCTCAACCTTTCCAAAACCTTCAAAACCTTTTTGAATACTATCTTGATAATTTTCGTTTTCTTCTTGAACCCCGTTTTTGAGGTTTAGCTCTCCTTTATCTTTTATTTTATCCTCTATTATTACTGTTGAGTAATATTCCCCAGTTTTTGAGGCTAAACTGCGTAAGATTACGCACCCTACCTGAGTAACATTCCCCAGTTTTTCGAGGTTTTCAAAGAACGATTCGGGGAACTTTCCACATGAAAAAGCGACTCTTAAAGCGTCAATGACGAAACTGGGGAGGTTTACGCAAGTCAGAGTTGAGTAAAATTCCTCAAAACTATGATTAAAGCTGAAACTTTTTACCATTTTGGCTGTTAAATCAGCTAAACTGAGTAACATTCCCCAGTTCATGTCTTCTGATTGGGTGAGTAACTTTACGCTATTTTGTCGCTCGTTATCCCTAAACTGCGTAACATTACTCACCTGATTGCGTACGGTTACGCAGTTTTCATCAGTTGAAGCCGGAAACTGCGTAACCTTACTCAGTTCTGAATCATTAAATGTGATAGAACTTCCTGACATTCCCAAAAGCTCTTCTCGACTGTGTAATTTTACACAGGTATTGTAGTCTTTAAGAACCGCGATACCTTTTTGAGAAAAACCTTTTGAAAGTTGATCTTTTTTCTCATTGGGTAAAGTTTCGTAGAGACGTACAAGAGTAACATACTCGTCGCAGTTGATGAGCAGCCCGTTCTTATATTGCTTGAGCAAGCCAAGCCCTTCAAGACGCTTGAGGCATCCAGGAAGAGTGTGGCTCCTTTCTCTTGCAGTTAGCCTGCTGAGTTGGCTCATGGATAGCATCACCGTTTGATTGTCGAGAGAGCTTGCGAGTTGTTTGCGTACAATATCAATCAAGGACTGATACACTATTTGGTCAGTCGCATTTGGTATTAGCTGATTATTCGCATGATAGTGCAAGCCATATCCAGCGACTTGCACTTTTTCTGTATGATTAGTTGATTTTGACATATTTCATTGTCATTACTTTGTTAATCATCTGCTTTACTTTCATGTATCCATGCTTTTTTGCATATCGGCCAACATTGGCGTTGTTGGGAATGAACCACGGATTATCTTCAGCAAAAGCTGCGGCCATTTCATCGAATGTCATTTGAGGTTTGAACTTATTTTCCATATTATTTGAATTTGCTGTTTGTTTACGAATAGAGTTGTATTGATTTGAATAGGTGAATTATCCCAATTTTTCAGATAATTATTTGATAACGATTTGTCTGGTTTTATCTTATTTTCGTTTTACAATCTCTGTCAGATTCTTGATTATGTTGGCACATTCCTGCGCCTTTTCATATTCTTCATTTGCTACAGCCCGTTGCTTAATGTCATCAATGAAAGGAATCATACAGACGACAATGTTCTGAAGGGCGTATGAAGTATGATTCATAAATGCGCCGGTCGTGCTGAACGATTGATTGAGGACATTACACATTTCATTGAGAGCCCGGATTGTGTTTGCTTCTTTTTCGTTACTGTGGTCAACGTATTGCGCAACCTCTTTTAGAGTTTCTGTTACGATATTGAGGGCATTATTCGTTGCTCGCTGTTCGCGTTTCATGTCCAATACATTCCAGAGTATTGCCATGAGAAGGATATAAATGATGATGTTAGCCATTGTTATTGAATCCATATTTGTTTATGAAACTTGGGCAGTTTTCACCGCCAATTTGATAGTTTTTTGGTATTATATTCCACGGCTCATCTGGTTCTGCGATGTCGGCCCGGTACCACAAGCAATGGTATCGGTCGAAGCACCCCTTTGATAGGCACATTTCAGCATTAAATCCGATAACTCTACGGTATTCGTCTCGTGTGATGAATTTGTATTGATCTGGAACCAACTGTGAGAGTCTTGCGGGAATTGCACCGCGAAGAACCATGCTGGTTGTTGCATATACCTCTTTGGTTCCAGTTTTCACGATGAATTGTAATGCCTTTGCTCTGGTTTTACTGAGTGGTAGTTGATCTAATGAAGAGGTCAGTTTATATAGTTTACCACTGACGACAATTGTGTCTGGCTCCGGGGTATTGAGCCAATTTATCCAGTAGGCACAATCAAAGCACATCTGCTCGTTTCTCATTTTGGAAACCAGCGGATTTTTGATTGAGCGGAAGGATTCAAGGTCTTCTCGCTTGCCGCAATATGAACAAGTGATAAATGTATGCGCCATGCCCTTGTGGATAATGACCGGTATGCGTGGAGTATGAAATTATGCAAGGGCACAACTGGTGTGCTTCAATTTGGACGCCTTGATTAAAGGCTGATAGAGGCGAATATTCCGGCCACCTCTTCTTGTGTGATTCCGATATAAGTCTTTGTAACCTGAATAGAACTGTGGTTGAGAATCTTGTTGAGAAGAATCAAACTTTCGGCGCTATGTTCGCTTTTGTCATAAACATATCTACCGAAGGTCTTACGGAAAGTGTGAGTGGAAAAATTGTCAATGCGCAGTTTGTACTTATACTTGAACTCTTTGAGTTTCATATTTACATACTGAATGGTCATTGATTTATCGCCTTGCGGAGATGCCATGATGTAGTCTTTCTTGTCCGGGCGTCCCAATAGCTCCCATAATTCATGGAAGTTTTTTTGAACTGAGGGGTTAAATGGAATCTGGCGCGTCTTTTTTGTCTTTTGCTCAACAATAGTTACTGATGAAACGCCCAGAATATCTTTCCATCGAAAGCGAAGTGTATCTGATGCTCGACAGGCTGTACAGAATGACAGTCGGGCATACATTTCCCAGCGATAGTCTCCGTCTTTATGAAGGCAATCCAGGAATCTTGTGAACTCATCATAAGGAAGATGGTCACTGGTTGTAATTTGATTTTTCTGTCCCATATTATTTGTACTTTCATTTTTGTGCTGCAAAGTTACATAATGAAAATGGAAACGCCAAAAGATTTATTATAAATCTATCCTTTTGATATAAAATTTCCAAGAAACAAGAAAGCCACCGACTATTTTGTGGCTTAGTCGGTGGCTCGTGCATCATGGTTGGTTAGAGCCGTTTGAAAGATTCAATAGTTAAAATTGGTATGCCGAGTGTTTTAGCCTTCACCGCTTTGCTTGAAGACGAATTAACATCGGCTACAATCAAGTGCGTCGTATTTTTCGACACACCGCTAACTATTTCACCTCCCTGCGCAGCAATTTCTGCCTCCAGTGCTTTGTCGCGAACACCGGTAAAACATACTTTCATGCCAGCATATTTGTCACCTGTTGGTTTTTGAGGCTCTTCCATCGGAAGGATTTTGAGTCTGTTTTGAGCTACAAAATCATAGAATGGCACAATACCTTTCAGGAATGACTGCATGGTTTTGTTGAGAGCAAGGAATTGAGGTGTCTGCTCAAAGCCATCTTCAGTAAAGATGTAGCCGTGTGCAAAGGCAAATCTGTCATTTTCGGATAGATTGGAAACGATACTTTTTGCTTTTACTTGTCCTATGCCAACAAAGCAGTCGCTGGCGTGCATCAGTTTGATTACGTCCACGCCGTCACGGATTTTTTTATTTGCAGACAAGATGACGTTAGCGATTGATTCTCCAAATCCATCAATCAGCATAAGCTCATCAAAAGTGATGTCAAGGATTCGCTGGAGGGTGTTATACCCCGCCTTGAACATTTTTGATATTGTCTCTTCGCCCATTTGTTCTGCCTCTAATGTTGTGTAGAAGTGCACGACTTTAGCAAGGCGTATGCCAGGGCATTCTGGATTGGTGCAGACAAGCTCTACTTTGGTATCATTCCATTTGGTCGGTTGTCCGCAGTCCGGACAATACAGAAGGCCATCACGCTGTTCTACCATCGTGTTAGCTGTTGCCTCTTCCATGACATCGAGTATTTTTGGAATCACGCCGCCTGAGCGAGTGACCGCAATTCGTGCACCTGGCCCAATGCTGTTTTCAAAGATATATTTTGCATTGTAGCCTGTGGGGTTCTCCATTGTGCAGTCTCCTGTATCGACCGCATCTATATTTACGACTGGCTTCAATGCCCCGGCTTTGCTAATCTTCCAGTCGATACCTCTGACGGTAGTTTCAAATACATCTGTGAAATCTGGATGTTTGTAGGCGATAGCATACAAAGGATTTCCTGTTGTTTGCTGGCGACCAATGGTTTTCCAAAGAAGAATGTCATCCAAATAGATAACAAGTCCATCAATGTAGAAATCCTTGCGCCACTCTTTGAATAGCGTGGCCAACTTTGTTTCATCAAGCTCGGCCACGGTCACAACGGTGCCATAGATGTTTTGATGATATTTGTTACAAAGAGTTTGGTACAACTGGGTATAGGTGGTAAAGTTGTCCAGATCCAACTCGCTTACACCGTATCGGTAGAATGTGGTGTGCTTCAAGAGCTCGGATGGCTCGTCACGATTGATAAAGCCGGCGACTGTGTTGCGTGGAGATTTGAATTTCTCTCCTGTAGAATCAGAAACTTTTCCTGCAAGTTCCTGTTCCCATGTTTTGCAGTCAAACACTAACTCTCCAAAGGTATAATGGAGGTCACTGGTACCGTCTTCTTTATATGATGCAAGCAGATTGTAATGTGCTGAGCAGTTTTGCCCTTCGTTGTCTGTTCCACCACGCGAATATACTTTCCCTGCCAGTTCGTCACGCAGCCAAGATACGCCATCGAATTTTGGCATGACTACTAATTTGACTGTTGTTGGTATTGCCATTGAAGTCAGCCATTGCTTAATCTCAGTAACCGATTTGACTTTATTCAATGACTTCATCGGAATAGGGAGTTTGACTTTGCGCCCTTTGTTAGCAGCTGCTGGTTCAATATGCTGAAACCATTCATGGTTGGGAGCGAGACGTTTGAGTTCTTCAACTAACTCGTCATAACAAGCGTCTGATATTTGCGGATTTCCTTGACGGTAAGCTTGGTTGTACCGTTTGATGGATTCCGCAAGACCTGTGATATATTTTTGATTATCCATTGCTGATGAATTTGAGAAAAAAGATTGCATCAGAGTTGACACAACCATTTTGAATTATCGAATAGTTCCTTGAACTTCTACTGGTACAAATAGTTCTTCAAACTCTTCTTTCTGGCGAAAGAAAATCTCGTTTATGTTTTCTGCTTCATCATCAGCTCTTGCATAGCCGATGGCATCGTACCATTTGCGAGACTCAACGCTTTTGAATTTTGCTTTCTCGATCACGATGTGATAGAGATGTCCTTTGTAGAAATATAATGGCTTCATCATTTCACACCTGTTGAGTTGAATCCACCTTCACCACGATCTGTTGAGTTGAGCGTATCAGTCTCTTCCCATTCAATCTTCACGTATTCTTTGGCGACAATCTGACAGATGCGGTCGCCGTTGTTTACAACGAATGGTTCTGTGCCGAGGTTGTGGACAATAGCTCCCACATCGCCACGATAATCCGCATCCACCGTGCCAGGAGCGTTTGTCAACGTGATGCCGTGTTTGAGAGCCAAGCCGGAGCGAGGACGGACTTGCAGTTCGTAACCTTCGGGCAGCTGGATATTGATTCCGGAATGAACCAGTTTACGCTCACCAGGCATAATGGTGATGGGGCTGTCGGTAAATGCACGGAGGTCCATGCCGGCGGACATAATGGTTGCATACTGGGGTAACTCGTTATTCGAGTGATTGATAACTTTTACTTTGATGGTTTTCATTTCTTATTACTTTTTAGAATCTTGTTTGTATTCTGTTCCTTTACGAGACATGTCAGCGGTAGGGTAATATTTACGTGTAACCCCGCACATTGAATCATAATCTTCCAATTTGAGCGTTCCATAGTCTCCGCTTTCTATCTCAATATCTTCAGCAAGATAGCGGAAGTATTGTCCGCAGCAGGAGATACAAGGCCCAATACATGCTAAATGAAGCGACGACCTTGAAACTTTGAATGAAGCTGCGGCTGCGGTGAGCGAATGGTAGTAGCCGACAAATCTTTTAAGTGGGTTAAAGACCAACACAGGTTTGCCAGTCTTGTTATTCAGATTTTTCTTCATAGCTACTTATCGTGGAAAGGACCTTAGGCGATAAGCGGGCTCTCGCGGATGATACCAGATACGTGTCTGATACCGCTACCCCATGTGCGAATAGTTCAAAGGTTCTATCACACATATACGCCAGAAAGTCAGGTTCGACAAATGCTATGAACAGGAACATAAATGCTCCATCAATTAGATAATGCCCTTCTTCGTTTATAAGACACACTTGGTCATCTCCTATTTCATAAGTATCGCACAGAGCTTTAATTTGGTAACGATAATGGTTGAAGAATGGCTGGATGGGCTGCGGTTCTGCCATCTTAGACAGATAGCGTGTAGCGTCAAAGTACGAGTGCCCAGATTCGTTTTGACCAAAGAGCAAGTTTGGAAATTCAGGAAAGGATTGCTCTTTACACTGAAGTTTGATTTCGCCTTTCCCTGCTTGCCCCAGCATTAGCTAAGAGCGAAATTCTCAACCTTATTCTTATGTACGTCAAGGGGCCAATAAATAGCTTCTGCCTTGTCAAATTTTGTGTCTCGGATTACAAAGTCAGACATTGTTTTTCCAAGATGCTTGTTGATTTTTTCATTTGCGTCCGCATTGGACAGTGCCGGCACATAAAAGTCTTCGACGGTTTTCTTTTCCTTGCCAGATTTTTCATCGATAGTCAAGAACATTACTTTGACCATGTAAAGACCAACACCTGTAGTTTCGTCCTCTTCAAAGAAATTACAGCAAAAATCCTTTACTGATTCCTCCTGAGCGAGGGTGTCGTTAAACAACACGTCTGAAATCTTGGTTTTGATGATTTCGTAATTAACGCTTCCGAATTGAGTGCGGTTCAAAGAAGAGATGATTTCATTTACCAGCATTTCAGCTTCCGTATAGCTTGTTGCCAGTATCAGTTCCTCAATCTTCTTTTTCGCCAAAGCACCATTGGAAAGCTCGACCGTACATTCCGTTTTTATCCGGAAATAGCTAAGTGCTTTTTCTTCCATAATGATTTGAATTGAAGTGAAACTTAATTTGACTCTGCAAAGATATATAAAATTTTCAATATAACAATAATAAAAACCATCTTTTTAGCATACTTTATTTTTGTAACAATTGATATATAGCATATTATGTGTTTAATTGGAAACAAAAATAGTTTTATTGACTATTTATTTCAGATAATTATGTGTCAGGTCTTAAAACAAAACAGCCTGAGAATATCTATTCTTCAGAAAGTAAACATTGTAACAAATGGCTAACGCAGAATTATCAGATAAAGAGCTCGTCACGCAAAAGCTGGAAAGCATATTTATGACCAGCAAAAAAAGCGTGCAGGAGTATGTTAGGGAAATCGAGCGCAGATGTCGATTCCAATCTTCATATCGTCACCTACAGAACGGTACGGTGTTGGATGACCGTGGCCGTTTGATAGACATTTATGATGCTTGTGTTCAGCAAGACGCTCATCTGCGGGGTGTTATGGAAACTTTGTTCTCTCAGATTGTTGGAGAGCGGTTTATGATGGCAAGTCAAAATGAGAAAGGGAAATATACCAAAGACATAGCTGCTACCAGAAAAATCCAGAATACTGAATTTTTGAAGATTATACGTGGTATAGCAGAATCAAAACTATATGGCTATACAGGATTAGAGTTTTTGGTTAATCCAGAAGCAGAACGCGGTGGTCTTCATGTCAACTACGTGGAACGTCGTAATATCTTGGCAGACCAAAGAAAAATTGTGCAGCGTCAGGGTATTTGGATGCCACAGTGGAGTTTTGATGACCCTAAATATTCTGACCACTATGTACTTATTAACAGTGGTGAATTGGGGCTGTTCTCGGCTGTCGCTCCTTTGATTTTGGCTAAAAAATTCACTTTTGCCAATTATGTCAACTTTTCTCACACATACGGTCAGCCTATTATTCATGGCAAAACTGAGTCTGAAAACACTGTTGACCGCAAACGAATGGCGAATGATATTGCGAGTGCGGCTCAAAATAAGGTAATTGTTACCGGTCTTAATGATGAGGTTGACATAAAAACATTCACTATGTCGAACTCTGAGCATGTGTTCACTGGGCTTATTTCAATTGTGGATAAAGATGTCTCCAACCTTATTCTTGGATCAGAGTCTATGGCGGGAGCAACCCAGTCGTATGTAGGCGCAACCAGAGCACATGAGAATATCTTCAGAGACCGCATAGAGGTGTATCGCGATTACATAGAACTTGTAATGAACGAGACCGTAATACCTCGTTTGGTTCGTTTGGGCTATTTACCGGATGGACTGGAGTTCAAATATTCTAAGCGCATTGAGATGTCCGATGAAGACCGCATACGCCTCTTTCAGAACCTCACTACATCATGGGAAATGGATCCAGAAACAATTGAGCAAGAGTTTGGTGTGAAGGTTAAACGACAGCTCAACGTGATGGACGGCATGGCTGGTAGCCCGACTGGTGGTGGGGGTGACGCGGGGTATAGCCGTACAGCTACCAGACATTTAACCGATGAAGAATATTTTCGCAGATACGGTCATGCCCGTGAAACGCAAAATTTTCTTCGGGAGAGGGGGAAATAGGTCCGGCCCCCCTCTCCAATGTAGTAGCCTTACGACAACCTGATGACAACAAGGACCGGCACGAAGAGGAAGTGGCAATACTTATTCCTCTATTCCACGATTTCGTCATTAGTGTTATCCAACATGAGGATGAATGGGGGTCCTTAGAGGCGTTGATGGAAGCTCGTGCTGATATTGCCATTAGAAGAGCGTGTGCCGGTTTTGGGGTTGACTTTGAGGAAGCGTTACGTCTCATACGCAATGCTGACGGTCTTGACAATGAGCAAATAGCTCAGCGGAATATCATTTTGTCCGCAGTTGATAACCTGGTTGACTTTGCGGTTGTGGAAGAATATCACATGGCTGATGATATGGCAGAGTTAGAAGAAGCACTAACGGAAGAGGAAGCAGAAGATGTGGAAGATGAAGATTGGTTCAATTTCTATCTGCCAGTCTTTTCTAAATTCCATGACCAATACATGCGTACAGAAAACATGGACATAGAATATGCCATGATTGTCGCTGCCTATTTATCGACGATTAGAAACGACACGACTCTAATGTACATGACGCAAGGTGATGAGCGAGTACGTCCGTGGCATCTTCAGTATGAAGGATTTACTGCTCCTAAGTCAATGTTTCCAGCATGGCTTATTCCCCCTATTGAACATAATTGTCGCTGTTATTTGGTAGAAGACACGTCAACAGTTATAGCTTCTATTCAAGCATCTGCGATACCAGAGATGCCTGATTGGTTTAATCGTACATTCAAAGAAAGCGTGGCTCTTGGTGGTCGCATTTTCTCTGATGAGCACCCATATTTTCAAGTTGATGAGCGGCATGTTGGCCGTCTCAATGCCATAGCAAATCGTCTCAAAGCAAAGTATTTGAAAGATGGCGAATGTGAATAAAGGCATACCATTGATGCCACAGCAATTTCGTGAGCAATGGGAACCGCTGCCTCACTTGTTTGACTTGAACCTTTGGAACTTTCAAGTGTCGGTAGGACAGTCTGCCGTTGATATTTTCCAAAAGTCCTTTGATATGAAACGCTTCAATACAAGAGGCAGCGTGGTTTGGAGGCATAGCCCTAAACGTAATAAAGGAGGCTTCACTGTTGGTGGACTGGTGGAATCTCGGTCATTGCGAAATTCTATCGCCTATGAAACAGAATCCTACAATCGCTCCAGAGGAAAAGTTAAAGTTTTCACTGACCCGAAGGCGTTTAACGGGACTTACAATCATAAAGGGTTTTGTTTTGCAGCAGTGCACAACTCTGACGACCCATCTGTACGCACTGGTCGGGTAGCCAATATGCCTCAACGACAATTCATGCCAACAGAGAAGCGTGACTCGTCTGTGATGAACGACAAATTGAGAGAGTTAGAAAGAATCATTTTTAGAACATTCCCAGGTGTAAGACGATGATAATTGATAAGCATAAACCAACACACCCTACAGAGCCAGAAGAGGTACCTGTGGTGCCGGAGCCTGAAATTGACGAAGTTCAGGAAGTCGTGGAGACCAACCCGATGATTGAAGCGTACAAGGCTGTAAGAAAAATTTTAGAGTCTATTCCAAAGGATCCTAAAAACCCTAAAAGTCCTCGATTGTTCAAAACTATCAAATTGGACAATGGCCAGTTGAATCGAATTAAATATAATACGCATAATAAGGAATACGGGCTCGTGTTCCCGGCGGTGTTTATACATTTTATCAATATTTATTACAATGTTGGTACCTCCAGCATTGCTGAGGGTAAAGGCACTATGCGTATTCATTATGTGTTGAATCGTCTCAACAACAGTGATGATGAAGTGGAGTGTGAAGGTATGGAAGTTTATAAGCGTATAGTGTCTGCTATAGAAGCGCAGAAAGCCAATTTCCCGGCACTTGTGTCAAGGTTTCAGTTGGAGTATTGGGATCAGCCATTGACTTTCGATGATGCTTTACAGCCCTATTGGATTGATTATCAAATCTGGTTTCAAGACTTTACTTCATACGCTTATAAGAATTACCAGGATGTGTATGTTACGGTGCCGCCGTTCACTCAGCCAAGCGACCAAAATGAGATTGCCAACCCCGATCATCTTCCAAATCACGAATATCCGAAGTTTGAAGACATTGCAGGATTCAAAGATAAAAAAGAGTGATTTCACCCTACTCAAATTGCAATCCTCTATTCTTGGAAAAAGAGTAATCAATTATGGATGCAGAAAATTTGAAATATGTAGTTGGAAAGGCTGAGGAAGGCCAACCGGCTATCATTCGCTTTTTTTCAGCCGTAGATGAGTACAGTGTTCGCTGCTTCAATGATGAGTTCTTGTGGTTGCAAGACTATGTGAAACCTTCAAAGATTATTGTGATGATCAATTCTGAAGGAGGCTCAGTGTTGTACGGAATGAGCACGTTCTCAGTTATTCGCTCTTGTCCTATTGAAGTCGATTGTGTAATAGAAGGCATTGCAGCTTCGATGGCCAGCGTTATCTGGGCTGCTGGTGATAACCTTTATATGCACGATTATTCATTGTTGATGATTCACAATCCTTTCAATTCAAAGGTTGAGGATGATGACCCATCGGTAAAGCAAACCGTTGAAGCTTTCCGCTCACAATTGGAAACTATTTATACTAAACGGTTTGGACTTTCCAAAGACAAGGTTGCGGAAATTATGAACGGCGAGGGAGATGCGGACGGTACTTTCTTCAGTGCTAAAGATGCTGTGAAAGCTGGATTCCTGCCGTCAGAGAATGTCATCAAGACCTCTAAAAAGGTGCGTGACAAAGTGAAAAACGAGATGATAGGCATTGATAGCGCAGCTGAAATGCGCAATATCATGTCTGCCGTATCTGCTGAAGTGGACGAAAATAAACTTATCGAGGCAATTACTGCTATTCGTAATCAGAAAGATAATTATTCACCAATCCAAGAAAACAAAATGGAAAACAACGAAAAAAACAATTTCGACGCCATTTCAGCACAACTTGGACTCGCTAAGGACACTCAGGCCGCAGCGATTGAAGCTCGCATTGCTGAGTTGATCAATGCAGAAGCAACACTCAAGGAAACTCAGGGTGAGCTTACTGCCACGAAGATCAAACTCGAAGGCAAGGAAGCCGACCTCGCTAACGTCAAAAGCGAACTGACCGAGACTAAGGCAGCGCTTCAGGCGTACAAGGATGCAGAACAAGCTGCTCTCAAAGCCGAGATTGCAACGGTTATCGATGATGCAATCAAGGCAGGTAAAATTGAGGCTTCTGCAAAAGATGCTTGGACAAAGATGGCTGAGTCTGACTTTGCCACTGTCAAGAGCACTCTTGCATCAATCCAGGCTCGTGAAGTAATCACAGAGGTAATCGCTAAAGACCCTGCGAATGAAGGCAAAATCGAGGAGACGTTGAAAGACGTTGATGCTCAGATGCAAGCCAAAATCAAGGAGAAACTTGGCGAGGTAAAATTTGAAACATTTTAATCTCCCTACGTTATAACAATGGCTACAATCAATTTTGCCGGTAACACTTATGCGGGCGAGGTACTTGAAGACCTCCTTGTTTACACCGCGAAGGGGAATGAGACCTATGAGGCCGGTCTTATTCATGTGAAGCCCGGTATTCAGAAACGCTACGTTTTGCCTCACATTCAGTTGGGCTCCATCATTCAGGACAACAAGCCTACACCGACCTCTACCGAGGGCGCTGCCAATGACACAACCGGTTTCAACCAGTATAAGCTGTCTGAGCGTTACCTCGACCCGCAGGATTTCATGGTTTACCTTGAGTTCAATCCTCGCGATTTTGAGGAGTATTGGCGCTTTGCTCAGCCTGAAGGACCTCTCGTTTTCCGCGAACTTGACCCCGCTGTTCAGAAGACGATGCTTCGTCTGTTGCTTGACAAGAAAGACCAGTACATCAATGATTGTATTTGGTGTGGCAAGAAAGGTGGCATAGACGCAAATATCACAGCTCCTGTTGGGGCTACCACCCTCGGTGGCGCTTCTGCTGCTGGGTTGATGAAGTACTTTGACGGCGCACTTGCTCGCATACTTGCCAACCTCAAAGCTCAGGCTGCAACCGCTCCTACTGATGCAGACAAGAACGAACTGGCTTCCGGTAAGGTCGTATTGGCTGGTTCTACTGCCTTCAGCACTGGTAAAGACGTAGAAGATGCTCTTTATGCGATTTGGAAGAAGACTCCTTCCAATATTCGTAAGTCCAAGAAGCTCAAGTTCGTCATGGGCTGGGACATTTGGGATCTGTACGACCAGTACCTGACCACTCAGAAGGATTACAAGTATGTAGAGAACCCCGACGTCAACAAGCGTACCTTCAAGGGTAAGGAAATCGTTGTCATTGACGGTATTCCGGAATCGACCATCTTCTTCGGTAAGTTCTCTACCGACCAGGATTCTTGCCTCTGGATGGCCATCGACTACAGTACTGATGAAGAGTCCGTGAAGGTTGAACGCCTTCAGGCTAACTCTGAGATGTACTTCTTCCAGATGCGTCTCAAGATGGACGTCAACCTTGTTCGTCCGGGCGAGATTATTGTTTGGACTCCGTACAAGAATGGAACAACTACAGGCGGTTAAAGAGATGTTGAATCACGAAGTGTAATTGTATCATCAAAAGAGGAGTGGAGATACCGAAACTCCATTCCTCTTTTTAATTGTAACTCAATAAAATAATCTTATGGCTAAAATAAAGAAGTCCGAAGACAATGCGCCGGTTGCTGAACAGGCAATTGCACAAGAAGTCGAGGCCACAAAAGAAAATACAGAGGTCGAAAAGACTGAAGTGGTTGAGCCTGAAACAGAGGCTACAAAAGTTGAAGATTCTGCTAAGGAAGAGAAAGATGAAGCCAGTGCTAAATCACAGGACGATATTCCCGAATACGTGCTCGCCTATCTGAAGAATCATACAGAAGAGAAGGCGGTGTATTTTGACAAACTGGGCGGTGTATTTTCAGCAGATACTCCGAAAGTTTTCCTGAAGGATGCAGTCCTCTACCAAAATCCATTTTGCAAACAATAAAACTATCATACAATGGCATTAGGAAATGTTTTTATGAGAGACACGGACGGCAATATTCCGGTATTGCGCTCCAACACCATTGAAAATGTGTGTGGTCTCATTTTTGACATCTCTGGTCAGACTAACTTTTGGACTACCGGCGGTGGGGCAAACATCGCAGATACTTGGAAGGACAAGGTGATAGAGTTGAACAGCCTTAATGATGCAATAGAGGCTGGTATTACCGCTTATACTGGAGAAGTTGATAGCGAAACCAATGCCAGCACCGATGTATTGGCAGGTATTCCTTACTATCACATTCGCCAGTTCTTCAACATGGCCGGTGGAAGCGGTCGTCTGTTCGTGATGTTTGCAGATTGTTCTAATGACTGGAACGCCATCATTGAGATGCAGCGTGCAGCCAGTGGTGCAATCTTCCAGATTGGCGTATGGACAGAGCAACAGCTTTGGACTAAGCCTGATGAGAGTGCAAACGCTTACTCTATCGGTCTTGTGGCCGACATCAACCGTGCAGCTATTGAGCTTGCTGATGAGTATTTCGCCCCTGCTTCAATTTTGCTTTGCGCAAACACATCAAAGGTCAAGATTGGCACTACCACTTCCAATAAGATTGCTGTCAGTCAGATTCCTTCTTGTGTAGTTGACGCTCGTTACGTGACTGTGCTTTTATCTCAGTCAATGGAAGAAGATGTTCGCCGTATGCAAGCATCGCTTGAATCTACGACTCCTGTCGGCGTTGTAGGACTTGCATTGGGTACTCTGACTCAGGCTGGCGTTGGTGAGTCTATCGGCTGGGTTCGTCAGTTTGACCTTGTAAACTATGTTCCGGCAATCGAAATGGGATTTGGCGACTCCACTGTTGTTGATGGACTCATCACCAATGGCTTGAGTTATTCGGCACTGAGCAAGTCTCAGCTCAATGCACTGGAAGAGGCTGGTTATGTGTTTGTACGCTCTTTCGAGGGACTGGAAGGACACACATACTTTGCTAACGACCACACTTGTTCTGCTGGTGATTTCTGTACCATTTCACGTAACAGAACTATCAACAAGTCTCGTCGCCTTATTCGTATCGCCTTGCTGCCTTACGTGAACTCACCGATCAAAGTTGACCCCTCTAATGGCAATCTGTCTTCTGCTCAGGTTACTGTTTTCGAGAACCTTCTCAAAGACATTCTGAATGAGATGGAGAGTGCAGAGGAAATCAGTGGAACAGCTTTCGTAACCGTTCCTGCTGAACAGAATATTCTTGTCACCAAAAAGCTGACCCTCTCGTATGGTATCGTGCCGATGGGCTGTGCAGAGTCTATCGAGGTTACGGAAGGTCTTTACGTTAGTCAGCAGTAATAAAAATTACATACGACAATGATTATCAATAACGTAGCCTATTCATGGGCAATGGTTCAGCTGACATCCTTGGCACTTACGGGGTCAGCAAACCCTAATCCAATCATCCTTCAGGGTGTGACCGCTATCAAGTGGAACAAAAAGAAGAAGGTTGAGACCAATTATGGTCTTGGAGGTGAGCCGGTAAATCGTGGTTTTGGTAACACTGAGTACACTGCTCAGATTACGATGGACTACAATACTCAGGTTCAGCTGCGAGCACTCAAAGGCTCTTTGATGGCTCTGGGCGAATTTGATCTTGTGTTGTCTTTCGCAAACGAGTTCAATTCTCAGGATTTCTCTACAGAAACTGTGACTCTGAAGGGCTGTCTTTTCAACGAGGACGGCATGGAGGTATCACAGGATGACACCAACATCACCAAAGAGTTCGAGCTTAACCCCTTCAAAATTGAACTGAGCACTAAATAATTTTCTTCCATAGGATTTATTAGAGTGAACGGATGCGGCGCCAGCAATGATTCTGGTGCCGCATTTTTCTTGAAGATTTTCACTCCTTTGAATAAGTGATGCCCTATTCTATATTGAGTATCAACTTTAATTTATAAATGAATCATGGAAGAAGAAAAAACTCTTGAGCTTCAGACCATCGAAGAACTCGATCCCAAGCTCCGTGCAGCCGTTGAAAAGAAGGTTGCAGACCTGAAAGCAAATAACCCCAAAGCAAAGATTTTTCCGCTTATGGTGGACGGTGATCCGGACGATGAAAAGGACGTATATATCGGCTACTTCTGCCAGCCTTCGTTCATCACGTTCTCCAAGTACATGACTTTCGCACAGAAAGATCAGGCTTCGGCTATGCGTCAGCTTGCGCGTGACTGTTTCTTGGATGGCGACAAGGAACTCATTGATGACGACTCTCTGTTCCTCTTCGGTCTTATGGGTCAGCTGAACAACATCATTCAGATGCGCGGCGGTCGTGTCATAAATTTATCGAAACCTGGGAAGTAAGAGAGGACGACTATTTCCGTCAAAAGATAATTCTCTTGCGACATTACTTTCCAGGTGTTAATATCGATGACCTTGATGAAGAAGATTTTGCCAGGCTGGTGTGCGATGCGGAGTGGATGCACAGTCAAATGGTCATCACCAGACACGCAAATGCTTTAGGATTGTAATTCGATAACTCGTTGAAAGGCCCCGTTACAAATATCGTGTAACGGGGCTAATCTTTTCCCCATGCCTCATCTCCTATCTCTATTCTTTGTAAAAGACTGATTCGATTATGACCGGACAAACATATCAAGTCAATTATATTGTAAATGTTGATGCAGCCAACGCTCAATCCGCAATCAATTCGTTTAAGCGGGCCGTTGCATCAATGGATAAGGCTACGAAACCAATAACGGATTTACAGCGTAAAGTCCGTGGTCTCGTGGAGACTATGAGTGCGCTTAATCGGGGTAAATACTCGGTTAAGATTGATACTCGTCCAGCCACTCAAAAGATTGGCAAGCTGATTCGCGCTTTGCAAATGGCAAAAGTCGAAGTGCAACAGCTTAATGCAATGGGTGTGACTTTAGGAGGTGTTGGCAATAAGAAAAGAACAGCATCTCGTACTGCCGTTACCGCCGCACCTATTGGCGGTTCCAGTTCGCGTACAAGGACAGCGCCTTCACGCTCATCCAGTACGACCACAGCAGCTACAAGGCGTTACGCAACCTCAGTTATGCGACACCCAACTAATCTTGGATATAAGCTTTGGGGTCCTACTCCGCTTCCTAATAATGGCGGTATGGCTATTGATATGCTCAAGGGTATGGGTATTGCCTATGGTATCGCAGGAGCTGGTATGCTGGTTTCTGATGTCGTAAATCAGGCTTCTGAGTATGACAATGCAATGAAGACTGTTGAGAACATTTTGAAATCTCACGACACTGCCGAAAATTTCGCTGGCAGGTTTGCGCAAATGACTCAGGTAGTCCGTAATGTCGGCATGAAGACTAAGTTCAAAGTTACAGAAGTTGCAGATGCCGCTAAGTTTCTTGCAATGGCCGGGTTCAATGCTGATGCTATTCAGCAAGCAATTAGTCCTATTGCAGACATTGCATTGGTCGGTGATACCGAGCTTGGTAAAACTGCGGACTTGGTCACAAACATTATGACCGCTTACAACATTGCGCCAAATCGGATGCGTAATGCAGCGGACATTATGACCAACACATTCACCATGTCAAACACTACTTTGACGGAGATTGCTGAAGCTTATAAATATGCAGCATCACTTCTGTCTGCTGGTGATGTGTCTTTTGAAGAGGCTACTGCTGCTATTGGTGTGTTAGGAGACGCTGGCATAAAGGGCTCTCAGGCTGGTACAACCATGCGTACCATTATGGCGAACATTGCTAATCCAACTAAAAAGCAGCTTGAAGGTTGGGAAGGTATTGGCGTTAGTTTGACAGACAAAAAAGGTAAGAGAAAAGACATTCTTCAGATATTCCAAGAACTTAATACAAAGAATCTGGACGTTGATGCTTTCTACCGTATATTTCATAAAACAGCAGCTTCTGGAGCAGTGGCTCTTGCTGCTCATGTAGATAAATGGGAAAAGGTTTATTTGGAAAACTTTTTGGCCGGTGGGATGACACGCCGTTTGGCAGAAGAAAAACAAAACACATTTCAAGGACTATGGGCACAACTCGTTTCTGTGTTCACAGATCAAGGCGTAACTGCATTTAATGGTGTGCAGGGGGCCTTACGTGGTTGGATGAAGATGGCAATCAATTGGATGGATCCGAACAAGAACCCTGATGCACAGAAGGTGTTTAAGGAAGTGGCTAATAGTCTGATGGAGTTTATTCAGATTTTGATAGATGCTTCTAAATGGTTTGTTTGGTTCTTTGATAAATTTGGTGGCCTCGTCAAGACATGGGCTAAGTTTCAGTTGATGATTTGGCCCGTCGTCAAAGCTGTAACGGCTCTTAGGAGTGTATTTCTTGGACTCTTGGGTTTAAGGAAGGTAGGCAGTGTACTTATTGGGCTGTCTGGTGTATTTGGCAATCTTAATAAGAGGTTACTTGTTTTAGGCACTACTTTAGGGCAAGGTGGGTGGTTTAAGCAAAGATTGGGTAATGTAGTAACTGCTATTGGAAACACAGTCCCTGTAGCAGCACCTGGCAGTATGTTAAATACGGGTCAGTTATCTGCATTTGGAGTTCCTATGGGTATAGCGGGGTTTGCTCCATTGTCATATAAACAGTACATGAAAGCAGCTAAAGGCTTGGATTTGTCCAGACCTCATGCTTCAACCAGTGGCTATTATCTTAACAGAATAGACAATCTTGGAAGAGAGGCAGAAGTAGCTGCATGGAACTCTGGGGTGTATCAGGCTCGCCAAGCAGAAGATGCAGCTGCACTAAAGCGATATAAGCAGAATCAAAAGACGTTCAACAAGCGTGTTCGCAACATGCAAATCAAGAATGGTCTTAAAGGGTTTGGCAAAATGGGAGTTGGTGCAGCCGTTATGGGTCTTGGTATGCACCAGATGACAAAAGAAAATGCAAATGGCTTGGATGTTGCTTCTGGAGGACTCTTTGCTGCGGCAGGAATGGCTGCAATGGTTGGAGGCCCTATTGGGTGGATAGCCGCCGCAGGTTTGGCTCTTGGTGGATTAGGTGCATCTTTAGCCAGTTTCAATCAGAACCTTGATGCTCTTTCTGGATTTGTTAATGATTTCTCTAATAGCCATCAACTTCTTGACGGCGCTTTATTGAATGGCAATACTCGTACTGAGCGTTATCTTGAATTTGTGTGGCGTAAGAATTACGATATAAACGACCTAATTCAGCGCCGTGTTGAATTGATGACAGAGTTGCTGGGCATTGAGACACCAAATGCGACTACTACAAAAGATGTTGGCAATGAAATGTATAAAACTATGTATGAGAAGTTTTATGCAGCTGACTCTATGTGGGGTAGCCGTGGTGCAGCTTCTCGTGCAGCCGAACTCTTTAATAAATACGGTCAGGAATTTGGGTTATCAGTTCGTAATTACAATGGCGATTGGTATTATCAAGATGCTAATGGAAAGTATATTAGGTTTGCTAACCCTAAAGGTTCATCCGACACCAACGATGCTGTTATGTATGATGTGGCTGCGGCAATGGAACTGCTACATGGACAGTATCGTTCAAAAATTATGGACGAGAATCAGCATCATTTGGCTCAGATGCTTTATGGAAAAGCTACTGTTGAAGACGCGAAGAATTGGCGTGATACGTTTGCCGCCACATACGGTCCCGCTTCATGGACAACTCTGATTCGCCCGGATCAGTGGAATGAAGATACTGATGTCGCTAAATATTGGTCTGGAGAAGACATTGCTAAGTCATATATGGGTGCTCAGCTTCTTTGGAAATCAATGTACCAAATGGTTGAGGCTCAAAATGCTATTGCCGATTTCAAAGAGAAATTAGCCGCTGGTAATTTGACAGAAAATGATGTAGTTCGGGCATTGCGATGGGGTGACTATGATGTTCTCGGTCAGACATTGGCTGACTATAATCCAAATGATGTTACCAGTTGGTTTCGTAATATGGGCTATGCTGGCGATGGTATATGGCGTGACCCTTCAGGTCGTAAAACGCCAGAAGTTATGGCTCAAACCGCTGCCGGTCAGATGCAACGTCTTTTGGAATCTATCCAGAAGCTTGGGCTTGAAGCAGATCCATCCACTCAGGCACTCCAGACATACGCCAATACATTGCTTACATTAGCTCAATCGTTTATGGGCTCTAATGAGGCACTGTCTGGTTCACATGATGGAGAAATAAAAGAACTGAATGGTCAGAAATGGCGTTGGAACGCGACCACTAAACAATGGGAACTTATCAATGACAATAATCAGCCAGCTCAGATTTCACAGGGATTGGTGGATATGTCTAACAATATGAATACGTTGTTGACAGCCGTTCAAAATGTCAATTCACAATGGCCTACTTTATTTCCTACTATTTATCAATCAAATGCAGGTTGGGCTTACAATAACACCAGTCCTTATAACTGGGGCGATATTACTACAAATGGCATGTTGTTGAATCCTTTGTCAAATTCAAACAACGAGCAACAATTTAGTTGTTGGCCCACATGGAATGGGAGCAATAACTTGATGACACCTCAGATGAGTTATACGACAACAGGCATTACTATGACTCCTCAGCAGATGGGCAATGCTGTTGCAAAGCCTAATATGCCTGGAGTACAAACTGGATCTGGGCTTGGTACTAACGGCAAAGATGGGCATACTGGCACTAAATCATCAGATTATAAGTCTAATAAAAAGGAGCGTGCCATTCCAAAACAGATTAACATCAACATCCAGAATTTGATGAAGGTGGATTCAATTGATATGACCAACGAAAACAATGTTGCAATAATTGAGAAATTAAAAGAAAAAGTTGCCTACGCACTCTATGAAGCCGCTGCCGACGGAACAATGATGCTAAATGGCCTTTCAAACACATAATGTATGGGTTACTTTAATAGTGTATGGTCTAACCTTGTATTTAACGCAGGAAATGCGACCTCTGAATTAGTAAGCAGCCTTAACTGGCGCTATCAAAAAACTCAGGGCGGTATTCAATATGTTTCCAGATCTGCGTATAAAAGTGCTTTGGTTCATGTAGCCAAGCAACTTGCCATGTCAACCTTGGAAGGAGAATTAAATAGCCTCCTTCCAAGGTATGAAAGATATGCTCGTGATAAGATGAGAGACGCGATGCGCGTTCAGCAAGAGGCTAATCGCAAAGTGCTTATCAATAATGGTAAAAAGTCCACTGAGGACTTTGGCTTCATTGTATGTGAGGGCGGGCATAAACTTATTGCCAAGACCAAGTACGGTACTCCAGTTCCTGAAGCTCTGATATTGTCTTTTGATGACCAAGAAAAGGTACATTATGATGATGTGCTTTGGGATGAAAATACAGTGGAGTCTTATACAATCAAAAAGAAGAGTACGTTGGAAAAACTTTGGAATCCCGGAAATGAGATTGAGCACAACCTCCAGTCTTCTAAGGCCGATCCTTTTGACACAAAGACGGTCTTTCATATCGACCTGGCTCCAAAAGTGTCGATGAATAGCAGTAAAAACGTAATCTTGACTCAAGTACAAGGCCGAGATTTCACTCGTAAAGAGTTGGTTTCTGGTGGTGATTTGACATATAACATAAGTGGCTCTATTGTATCAAATGATGAAGGTGTGTACCCGACCGAAGCAGTGAAACGCTTTGTGAAAATCATGCAATACAATGGAATTGTGAACGTGAATTTTATCACATTCGGATTGCTTGGTGTTACTCGTATCATCATCAAGGATTTCTCACTGGATGCAATCGAATACAAAAACATCCAGCCTTACAGTTTTACGTGTGTTGCGGTTGAGCCTGATGATGCAATTACCATCCAGGCTGACACAATTGCTGCAATCAACAAAGACCTTGCAGAATCTCAATGGGACACTTGGTACAAGGCTATTCTTGATAACAAATTGGCTCAAATGGCAGCTAAGACAGTTTTGAATGTTGCTACAAGTACAACGTCATCATTAACCGGCGCCGGCCTAGACGCATTACTTCCTAATATCTAAACATTATGGCAGATTTTGATACAAACAAGCAACCGGGTTATCACATTCTTATTTCTTTAATTGAGGTGTGGACTCCGAAAGACAAGAAAAAACCCAATGGTGAGATTAGTGGGGACGTGATGCGTATCTGTGAAGTTGAAGAAGTGCAAATTGAAGAATCATTTAAGAAACTGATTGGCACTGCTTCAGTACGCTTTCCTCGTGGCACTATTATTCGCAAGACTATTACAGCCAGAACTGCCGAAGAAGAAAAAGATTTTCAGAAAATTAGTGTCAATCTATCAAATAGCGGCGTGGTTGAAGAAACTCGTACTGAAACCTCCGTTGCATCTGTTAATACATTCAAAATAGGTCAGCGTATTAAAATTTATCTGGGTTACACTACAGACCCACTGGTTGCAGAAATGGCCAAAACGGGGAATACTGGCAAAACAATTTATAATGATAATGACACGTATCAAGAGTATCTGTCGAATTTCAAAAATACTGGCCCGGACTCAAAAAAGTATATGAGTTTGATGTTTGATGGGTACATCACCAAGGTTAGTTTGGACACTCCTATTGAACTGGAGTGCGAGAACCTTGCCAGTTATCTAAAGACAGTTACTTGCCCGAAGGTTAAACTGAAGAAGTGTGAGGTGAAAGATTTTCTGAGCGACAAGGGACGATACAAGATGCTTCAGGACACCGGATTGATTTTACACCCAGACACCGCAGGAATGGATTTTGACTTGGGAGCAGTAGAATTGAGCACCGAGTTAACTGTTGCGGATGTATTGACAGAATGGGCTAAGTATGGTATGTTCTGTTATGTTAGTGATTACAATGGTCAGCCAGCTGTTCAAATAGGACGGGCGTATTTTTCAAATCCAGGGAGAGATTCATTATTGAACGCAATCACGGTTCCTGGTATTGTACCTATCCATTTCGACTATCATGTTGCGGACAATGGACTGACATTGACTTCCTCTGATAAGGATTTCTTGGCTGTTAAGGCAAAGGGCATATCGTCCGATGATAAGTTTATTAACATCACAATATTAAGGAATACCAAGTACGACCCAGGTAAGCCGGAGTCTAAGAGTAATTCTCGTTATCGGTATGTCAATGAAACAAAATTGAGCAAGAAGGCTTTGAAGGCAGGAAAACGGTATTTGACAGATGCACCTAACGACAAGGTTGATATGAAGCTCTATACTCAAATCGCTTTCGTATCAAAAAAAATCCCAACCACCGTTGAGAAATTGGCAGAAGAGGCAATTAAGTATTTTGAAGGTTACAATATGACTGGAATAGAGGGGGCGCTCACGTTATTTGGTGACTTGCATATTCGGACCGCCCAACAAGTTCAGTTAATTGACAACAGATACCCCGGAAAGAATGGCATCTATTTAGTTGAGGAAGTTACTACAACTTTCGGTACAAAGGATGGATTCCGTCAAAAAATCACATTGCCGTATTGCATTAAGAGAGAAGGTAACAACGACAAGAAATAATAATTATGAGTAACAATACCAAAAAACATTTGACAGACCATTCATCCAATGAGATGATACGCGAGGCTATACGCGCTATAGCTTTGAAAGGTGTTGTCAATAGTCAAACGGGGGCTGTTCGAGGTACATCTAAAGTTACTGGTTATGTTGCTAAGATACATTCCGATGAAAGCGATGAGTTATTTGGAACAATAGACGTGCAGGAATATGCAGATTGGTCAATTGCAGAGTCTGATGACGCTAAAATAGGCTACCATGAAGGTGTTTTACTGACCGCCATTCAGAAGGATAATCAAGGCTATATCATTATTCCTAAGCTGTATTCAGATGTCCTTGTCAGCAAAGACCCTGAAACCAATAATGAGTATGTCACGATGTTCTCTCACGTGAATCTTATCCAGCTCGATTCCCATGAAAAAATCATGGTGGGTGTGCGTGAGCGTGAGGAATATAAACCGGACGACGAAGATGCCCCAGATATACATGAGCTGGAGCTTACAGGCATACAGACAACCACCGAATACACCAAAGATTTAGCTAAGACTATTGCTGTTACCGATGAAAATGCAGAACATGTGGCAACGCAAGTCATAGGAAATGACCCTGATGATGGCTTGGAAATCAAGCATGATGTTTCAGGAAAATCGACATCTACTATGACCGAAGATGACATAGTGTTGGAGCACGATAAAGCTAATGTCACTCTGGACGGCTCTCAGGCAAAAATGGAGATGGGTAAGTCTGCTGTAATAGCTGAAGACGGTACTGTGTATGTCGGCAGCAAAAGTGGTACTGATGATGCCGTTTTGGGTCAACAGCTTGCTACAATCCTATCAGATTTGGTCGGCTATCTTGGCCAAATGATGACTCCGACAATGATGGGGCCGCAACCGCCGGCCAACGTCCTTGCGAATTTTATTGCACTGAAGGCAAAAATCCAATCGTTTGCATCCAGTCATAGTGGATTCTTAACAAAGAAGGTTCAAATTCAGAAATAGTTATGGCAGACGCACAACTTAATTTTAACGAGGAAGAACTTGATAAAAAAAGTGACCTGTATCATTTATATGACAGGCTTTATCAGGGGATGGTAAAAGCAAATGAGATTGATCCTCCGGCTTTCCCATCTTCTGAAGATTTGCTCGTATTAGACGAAGAAGGCAATCCTGTTTTTGATTCTAATGGAGAGCCGGTGCTTGACCAAGAGAAAAAGGCAGAAGTGGATAAAGTCGCATCCGGCTATTCTACAATTCTGATGAAAAATTCGGCATACCTCTTTGCCAATTCTATTTTGTCCGTTTTGAGCGGAGGTGGAAGTGGTGGCGAAGGCGGCGATACCACAGGTTTTGTATCTCGTGGAGGCGACTCTATGAAGGGCGCATTGTCTGCATGGTACGGGTTCGATGCCGGTGTCAATGGTCAGAAAATCTTTGAGGTATCTATTGATGCGGATGAGAAGAAATGGGCTATTGTGCATGGTGGATTGCAAGTTAAGGGCGATGCCAGCATTACAGGAACATTAGACTTTGGCGATGGGATTTCATTTGGTGGTAATAAGTCCATTTATTTGGATAACAATGCTCTTGTCATAGAACGGCAAAGCATATCCATGAAAGGCGACATCGAAATTGACGGCACCTTCAAATTGGGCGATGTCCTTATCAATAAGGATGGCATTTTCTGGGACAAGTATGAGTTCTATCATTCGGGAAACTCGAATAAATCCGATGTGGACTGGACTATGAAAGATGCCAATGCGTATGGCAATCTGTCAGTCAAAGGCAATGCTTCAGTAGAGGGCGCTCTTGCCGTAAATGATGGCTTTTCTTTGGGGGCATTAAAGAAACAACTCCTTTATTCTGAAAAGATAGACCAAATAGCAGAGGATGGCAGCGTTACTTCGATAGCTCGTACCGTACTTGATTCCGATTTGCGTATCATCAACGGGCATGGAATTAAATTCGACGAAGATTATATTATCAATGTACGCAATAACCAAGTGGTATCGTTTTCAGCTCCCGGAATGATAATGAACTTGGGTGATAGTGATAATGGCAAACAAACCAGTAAAATATCCCTACAGGCTGATATTTGGGATTATTCCAACAATTTTAAGCTTGTTTCAAAAGAAGGTGCTGGAAACTTTGTGAATGGATTGCGGACGCAGTGCGCTGTGAATGGGGCTTCTGTATTGGAAACATTTCGCACAGACGTAGATAATTTAGGCGTTTTGTTTCCCAAGCAAATTCGCTTTGGCACTATCGAGGGGCCGGCGATTTATCAAGACCCCGTTACTGGCAAACTGAACATCCAGATACCCTATGTTAATGGTGAAGCAGAAGGACATCCGATTGAACAATTAAAGTTTGATACATTCTTTGCTCAGACCACTTCTCCTTTTAGAAACAAGGCATTAGACTGGTCTGCTACACTCCATTTTAATACTGATGGGGAATTTTTCGCCTTCGACAAACCGGTGGAAGCGGATTATTTTGCAATAAAAAGCGAGCAATATCACACCAGACTGATTGAAGATGCTCTATTCTTTGATGACGGAAAGTTCATAGAAGGTGTAGTTGACGGTCTTCGATATTCTGGCAACGGCTACTTTGACGGCAGTGTTTCATCGCCCAGTTTTGCGAGTGGCTTTGCGGGTTATGGATGGGCAGTCAAAGATGAAGTAACAAATGGAGGCTTTCACGCCACCTTCGATTCTCTCACGGTTCGTAAGAAAATGAGAGTTTATGAGCTTGAAGTCCAAAAAATATCATGTACCAACGGGTCTTTTTGGGTCAGTGATTCTTGCTCAGGAGACGAAGTAATAGCGTTAGAGTAATGGCAGCACCGGTCAAACTGGGAAAATACCAAATACTGATAGCCCCGGATTCAAAGAAGGTTCAGGGTTTACGAACAGGCGATATTGTGCGTCGTCAATATTTTGATGGTGCCAATATCATCTATTCGCTTATGTGCGTATTGTCGTATGGCACGACAAAGCGGTTCTCCACTGAGGCGCAATACGATTCTAATGGAGAACCCATATTCAATGCAGATGGCACTATACTCACTCAAAATGTTGAACGAGACGTGCCTTATTTTATTGGGGCTCTGTTGGAAGGAGATGCGCCTAAAACCAACGAGCTGCTTGACTTTGCCAGAATTACTAATCTTTTCGACTCAGACCGGTCAGGTGCCTTGTATCTTACAGCATCGGATGATAAAGCTCCGTTCATGGATGTCATTGATGGTCTTGGCCGAAACAAGAGTATATGCTGGCCGGAAAATATTGCCAGTGAAGCGTTTGAAGACCCACGCTCGCAATACATTGTAAAAGGAAGTGGTCTAACCGCACTTTTCAAAGGGAACGATAGTGGCCAAAATCGTATCGTGCGTTTAACTCGTAGTGCAGCAACGACAGGATTCTGTGGGTTAAGCCAAGAATTTTATGAACTGGTTGCAGCCCAGAAGCGAGTGCTTGTTTCTTATAAGGCCAGAGCTAATAAAGCAGTAACTGTTAATGCTGAGATTGGGTATTCGGTTGCTAATGTAAAGGATGCAGAATGGACTGAAGATTTTGCCGAAGATTGGCATTATCACTTTCAGGCTATCAATGTTCTTAATTCAGGACGACACCTTCGTACATTCAGGCTGGATTTTCAGAGTTTGGGGGTAAATGATTGGGTAGAGATTGCTGATTTCAACATTATATTATTGGATAGCATCTCTAATTTTGGCAGCGCCACTGCTATGCGTATCGGTAAACTTGAAGGAGTGAACGATCCAGTGTTTGGCACTCTTACTGGGTATGGTGCGTATATCCAAAAATTGTATGCTTCCCAGACCGCTCATATTTCAGGTACATTGACTGCCGGAGATGAAAATGGCTTTGCTTCCACATTCTATGCAGGTAAAATACACCGTAACTGTTTTAGAAATTCATGTGATGTTAATTTTCTGAGCAGTATTACTATTGACAATGACACGCTTTTGAACCCAACTGGTATGGGTAACGTGTACAAAACAATGAACTCCAGTGAACTGATAATGTTTGCTCAAAGCAGAGAGTGGTTGAATACCCATGCAAAGGAGCGATATTGTTTTTCATTCTGGGGATATGCTGGAAAACCGTGTCAGATTGGCATCAAACAAAACGGGAAAGTCATTGGCACACTTCAAATAGCATCAGATCAATGCCATGAGTGGCGTAGGCTTCATGTGTTCTTTGATTTACTGATTCCTGAAAAAGATACGGACGACTTGTTGCTTAGTCTGATTCCTACATTCACCAGCTCAATATATCAGTCTGTTGCCGGTAGTCTCAATCCTGATGAGCAAGTGTTGTACGTTACTGCACCTCAATTAGAAACTGGAGAGTATTGCACGCAATACCAGCCAACTGATGATATTTTGGATGAAACCAATGACTATGGCGCATGGTTTTCGCGTGGTGGTATTGGAGGTACTATCCAAAATCCATTGCTTCGATTGAATTATGATGGAACCGGTGCTATTGACACTCGTACCAATTCATTCAGACTGAATCAGGATGGCTCTGGTCATTTGGCTAATGAGAATATCAAATGGGACCATAATGGAAAAGTCACGTTTGGTAAAGATGTAACACTTAATTGGGATAATTTATCTGATGATGCGCAGGATGAGATGGCAAATCGTTATATGCGTATTCTCGGACAAGACACCTTTACTATCATCGGACAAGAGGATTCTACAAACGGTAAAACGTGTAGCCCATCATCCATTGTGATGTCGTTGGAGGAGGTTGGCTTTGCTTCATCGTCCAGCCAGCGTCAATGGTATTTGTTAATCGGAGATGAATGGGTTGCAATACCTGGCGCAAATGGCAATGCACTGGAGGTATTTCCTGATTCTTGCTATTGGTATGGTTATGTTACTACACCGCCGGACACTGATGAGAATGGCGCCACTATCACATATCATGGCGAGAGTCGTGTGTCATTCAAATGCGAAATTAAATTGAATGATTCCAGAACATACACTGATACATTCAATATCATTAAGCAGTATGTTCAAGGATATACGGTTCAAATTACTTCATCTAAGGGTAACGCCTTTCAGAATGGGGTATGCGCAACCGTATTAACTGCTACTGTATATTATCAAGGTCAGCCGGTCAATTTGGAATATGCGTTGGAGCATTTTACGTTTGCTTGGCACCGTTATAATGTCAATGACTTAAATACAGACCTTGGCTTTGAGGATTTGGATGTTACGGATGGCAACAATGTACTAACACTAAATTACGAAATGGACGGTTCTGATCTTTTTGTATGCGAGATTGGACTGGCAGATCATTTCGATTATTCATTCCCTATAATTTTCTGATAATATGGCTATAGAGAAACTGACAATAGGAATTAAGACTGCTAACCAAGGAGTTAATGCCAGTGGAAAACTTACAGCTGCTGAGTTTAATAAATTGGTTGAGAAAGTAAACGAAATGATTGCGTCGGTAAATTCCACTGTGTACATCACGCAAGAAGAATATGATGCTCTGTTGGAAAACAATCAGATTATTGATACTGTCGAATATAACATTTTTGAAGAATGATTATCAGAAACAAGTTAGAATTATCAGCCCGGTATTATGGCCGTCGTGCTATATCTGCAACTTATAAAGGTACTCGCCTGATATGGGAAGCCGTTAGCAACTGCTTAGCCGGTGGGTGGTGGCAACATGGGCATGGCTGGGATTATGGAACCGGCTGGGGTGCAAATCGCAAATAGTATATTTTAATAATAATTTCTATGGCAAAGAATACTGTAATTCGCAAAACTTTGACCTCGCTAAAGGAACCTTGGTGCAATAAAGAACTGAGAGAAAGCGTGGACATTGAAGACATTGAAACCTTTCTGAAGAGCCAGCTCGGTTCTAAGATAGGCTATCCAGTCATTCCACAAACTAAAGATACCGATGGTTATTATCATCTTTGGGGGTTTGCGGACAAGGCTGCTTATGATGATTATATGACCGATCCTGATTCTAATGCGGATTTGAGATTGGCTAATATAGCGATTCCGCTACTTGAAGAACAAGGTGGAATCAGCAATATCGTTAAGCTGACCAGAATCTCTTCAGGTTCGATTGTGACCAGTAAGCCAATTGCAAGTGTAGAAGTATCTTATCTGTGGCAGCAGTACAATCCTATCACTCAGGAAACAACGGACCAAGATGAAGATGCAACCATTGTTGTGTCTTGTCGTACACAGAACTCAAATGGAGCATGGGGTTCATGGGATTCCAGCAAGGAGTTTACTGTGAATATCCAATCCGGTCAGACCAAAGCGATTGACCTGAGTAAGCTCTTGACATCTGATGCTACATATCAGGTGCGCTTGGTTGCGACTGGTGAAACCAGTGGCATTTCTGCCAGTCCTGTTACAATGACAATCGTGTATTCTAATGTTGCCGCAAACTACGAAGGCTCTATTGCAACTGCTTATCAAGGCGCGAGTGTACAGTTACCCTTCCGTATTTCTGGTAGTGTACAGAAGCAGCTTCGTATCAAAATTAACGGTTACACGAAAAACTATACACTGGGCACTGCCACTTATATCGATAACACTTATGGTGCGGTGCTTAGTCAGGCTGAGTTTACGTTAGTGCGTGGGGCGGTAAAGGCAGAGGCATGGATTGCTTTTGGTGAGGGCTACACCGCAGAGACAGAACATCAAGAGTTCCAATTTATCTATATTCCAGAAGGAGATACTTCGACAACACCTATTCTGGCAGTTACGGATATTATGGAAGAGTTCCAGAACTGGACTCGTGCAACCATATTCCGCTATGCTATTTACAATCCGGTTCAAAGTGAAACCCAACTGAATATAATTCTACAAGATAGAGATACAGGTCAAGCATATATCCAAAAGAGCCAGGTGTGTGTTAATGGTGAGGAATACGCCTTTGATGAGAACTTCTCTATGGAGTATGAAGGCGAGGAACAACCGAATATAATTCATGCTCAGGCTGTGTTTACCAATGCAGCAGGCGTAACATTTGGTAACAATATCAATTTTACTGTTGACAATTCAGAAAACTTTGCACCTACCAAGGGGGCAAATGTCGTAATTTCAGCAGAAAAGCAAAGCATTGTTATTGATGAGGTCAAGTATGAGTTGAGTGACTTGTTGTCTAATCCGAAAGACACTAATACAGGTTGGCTTAGTAATCTGGAATCAGATTCTACCGGAGCGCAAGTTAATGTCCCGGTTCTTAGTATTGGCGCTGGCAATCGTTTGACTGTACCGTATGAATTGTTTAATGAGAATACTGGTCAGAATATTAACGGTGTAGAGGGATCCATTACTATTGAGTTTGACCTTAAAGCCAAGAATATTGTGGGTGACGCGCCTATTATTGACGCCTCAGCCCCTTTCAGTCAGGCTTATACAGGATTGAAATTTTATCCTACGCGTGTAGTTTGCTTGAGTCGTAATAATTTTACGGAAGATATTTGCGATGCTCACTACCAAGAGGAAGTCCGTGAACATATTGCAATTAACATTATTCGTAATTTGCGTGGTGAGGGCATGAACCTTGTTCGTATCTATGTCAACGGTAAGTCCAATCGTTCATTCATCTATACTGATGAGGACAGATTCACACCTATTGGCGTGGCTGGCGCACAGAACATTGTGATTGGCTCAGATGAAGCTGACGTTGATATTTATGGTGTTCGTATTTACAAAGGACAGCAGCTTGGTTCTACTCAGATTCAGAATGACTACATGGCTGGGATGCCAACCATTGAAGATAAAAAGTTGTTCAAGCGTTTCAATTCAATTTTTAATGGTACGGAGATTGGTTATGACTTGTGTAATGCTATGGGGCTCAACACGATTCTTCGTCGTATTCCAGAGGGCGGTCATTACCCTTCTCGCGAAAATCAAAGCAAGCAGAAAAATGTGGCTGTTGATGTTCGCATTTACACCGAGCGTGGCAATGCCGAAAGTCTTGACACTAAGCACTCTGGTACGTTTACTGGTATGACTGATAAGGGGCAGGGAACTTCTGCTAAAGGTTATTATTGGTGGAACATTTCTGATGGTTTTGAAGACGATGAAGAAATCTCTGCTGATGAATATAACGCGAATGATCCGACTCACTATACAGAAGATGGGAAATACTATAAGAAAATATCGTATTTCAACTCATTGGATGGGGTAAGCCAAGTGTATGCTTCCAAGTATGAGTTGGAAGAGGGTCGTGGCGGTATCACGAAATTGGTTGGTAAGTGCAACTATGCTTCTCCGATGCAGAGCCATAAGCTTGGTGCGATTTGGGCTTATGATGAGCTTTGGCAGTCGCTCGTCAATAATGGAAGCGATGGTCGTCCGGTGCTTCAGGACACCCATGCTTGTTGTTACGAAAAGCCGTTCCTTGCTTTTTATCAAATAGGCAATGGTAATCCTGTGTTTTGTGGTTTCCAGACTTGGGGTAGCGGTAAAGGCGATAAGAAAACATTTGGTTACGATAAAAAGAAAAGCCCTGACTATCTCTGTGTTTCTGGAGCCGATAATGGTGCTATTGCAGCACTTTTCCAAATGCCTTGGATTGTCAATAAAAACACACAGGGCGCATGGGAAGGGAATATCTATGCTAAGAGCGTAACTATCAATACTGGCGATATTAAAAACGGCTACTGTTATAAGAGTGGTAATAGTGATACACTTGCTTTTGAAGTTGAAATTGGTTCCAAGTATGATGGTGGAGAAACAGATAAGGGCGTACTACGCATTGAGGATGAGGCAAAGGGTGGTACAGAAAACACCCTCTATACTCATTTTGCAGACTTTGCTAATTTTGTTTTTGCATGTTCGCCTTTGTTGAAGCCTTATGCCGGCACTGAAGCTCAATTGATTGCGGATAGTGACAATTTGGTCCGTGACCATCAGTATTGGATTTTCAATTCTGGTTCAGACCGCTTTAATGTGTATTACTTTAACCCCGCAACCGCTAAGTTCGAGAAAATTGTCAAGGTTCCTACTGCGTGGGGAAGCGATGGCCGTGCTTATACTTATGGTAGTCCTAAACTTACTGAACAACTTGCTGGAATTGTTATCAGTGTTGATACGGTTGATGGCAAGCAAAATATGACACTTGAAGAGGCAATGAATACTTTGGGGACATCAAATATGGATGTGCTTAATGACATTTTCTCTAAGGCTCGTGTTGCATATTTTGCTGCTCACGCTTCTGCGTACCTCGACATTACTGATATTGTATTTCATCAGTCATTTGTCAAACTGGAGGCTTGCACGGATAACCGTACCAAGAACGTATATCCGTGGATTGATCCGGCGATTGACAAATTGGTTCGTTGGAAGCAGGACGACCTTGACACTATCAAGAAGACCGATAACCAAGGTCGTCAAACTAAGCCGTATTATGCGTTGGAACATACTAAAGATGCTAATGGCAGCAACTATTGGAATGGTGAGAACAACATTCTCTTTACTCTTATTGAGCGTGCATATCCGGATCGTATGCGCAATATGATGCGTGACATCTTCACTCTTATGGCTCAAATTGCTGGAAGTGTAGAAGAATATATGCAGAAGCGTTATTATTGGGTTCAAGAGTATTTCCCGGCTGTGGCATATAATGAAACGAGCCGAGTGCTTTACGAAGTTGCTCAGGTGAAATTGATGAGTGGGCTTATCGATGTGAGTCAAGACCCAATCACACAGGCTGTAGGAGATCAGTTGGAGTGCGAGAAGCAGTTTATGAATCAGCGTTTACCGATGCTAATGTCATGGTGTGAGTATGAGACAGGTGGTGATGGCACCCTCAGTTTCCGTTCCGTGAATAACCAGCAGGGGCAGTCACCCACATACGACATAGAATACACCGCTTACCAGTATATTTATCCGAAGTTGGCGATTGGTGGTAGCATGGCAGCATTGTATGCCAAAAAAGATGGAGAGTGGGTTAATCAAGGTAGCGAGCCTTACCTCTGTGCCCCTGGAGAGACTGTACGCTTCATTGTCAATACTGACTCCAATACTCAGTTTACACTGCGCTGGATGCACTATGCTAAGAGTATTGGCAATCTTGGTGCGCTTCCATGCGGAGAAGATGGTAATGTAAATATAACCGGAAGACGACTGAGAAAATTAGAGTGTTGGTCAGCAAACGGGGCTCCAATAGAATTTCATCCACGAGGAATCGTCATATCAAATTGTCGTAATCTTGAAGAAATAGACTTCACTAATGCGTCAGCGTTCTCTGGTACGTTCTCTGCGGATTTGCCACGCCTACAATCGTTGTTACTGAGCGGTTCGTCATACACCAGTGTAACACTCCCCAAAACATCAACACTGACCGAAGTGGAGTTGCCGGGTACTGTTAATGCTATCACTGTTGATGGTCAGCCGAATCTTGTAAGTATGCTGGTTGAGGGAATGGAAAACCTGCGGACCCTGCGTATTATTGGGGAACATCAGATTCAGCAACAGACACAATCACTTATACAACTTGCCTATACACAAGCTAAAAATCTCAATCTTGTTGAGATTGATAATGTATTATGGACAGGGTTTGCCGTAGATGCTATGATGTGGTTGCAGCAATTAGAAGCCAATTTGACTGGTAGTATTAGCTTGAGTGGTAATTTGTCATTCGACAATAAATTGGCATTGGCTAACACTTATGGGAACATTGATGATGCTGCTAATAAGTTGTTTATCAATTATACAAAGCGTGCAATTAACAGTATTTCTGTTAATGGTCCAACATACATAGCTGAAACTGGAATATACCAGTATAAACTGGTTTGCTCTCCTTCTACCGGTAATGATGTCGCTCTCAAAGATGGGAAATTGGCTATCAAATGGGGTATTGATGATAGTGCCAAAACTTATGGTACTTTTATTGATTCTGCAAATGGTATTTTACAAGTTACCAAATTGGATGAAAGTGGCACTGATATGCGTTATTTGGCTCAGTGTGAGCTTACGAAAACCACAGGTACTATTTTAACCGCAGAGTTTCAGGTAGGATTTTATCGGCGAGTGCCTAAAATTGGAGACTTTGCTTATGCAGACGGTACATTCGATGATCAATACATGAAAGATAAGACATTGGTTGGTATTGTTTATAAACTTGACGAAATGTGGCAAGGTGACAATGAAGCAGAGCCTACTATTTTTACTGGTTATAATAAGCCGACAGAATCTTTTAAGGAAACAAGGAAACTTGTGGGTTATCAAATTAGTGTTGACGCTAAAGAGAATATCCCATTCAAAAGCGAAAGTGGCTTTATCAATGCTGGTAGTTCTGTTTGGGGGCTTTATCCAAGTAGTGACACAAACGGACATGGTAGCATACAAGGTGAAATTAGTGCGGCTACTGGTATCTCCAGTATTTTCGATTTGCCTGGTATTGTCAATATTACAACCTGTGGCTTGACAGGTGGACCTAATAATGACTATCAGACAATCGGCAACTATCTTGACATCAACGAAGATGATGGGTTCAAAGATTATTCTGAAGCATCAGGCTGTGTAGTTGATTGGCAGGGAAAACAAAAAACGCAAGCAATTGTACGCCATGCGAATCAAATCATCAACGCATATTTGCTTTCAGATGGAAATGAGTCTGTAGGCATTTATTTTACCGATGATGATGGTAATGAGCATCAATTGTCTGGTATTCCAACTACAGTGAAGGAGTTAGCCAACGCAATGGAAATACTTCATAAAGCCAATAATAACTTAACGAAATACCAACAGTTTCTCTATCCAGCAGGATATGGATGTTATCTCTATCAGCCTACAGTGAAGGAAGGAGAGCAACTTGATCCTCAATATGCTTCTGGGAACTGGTATTTACCGGCTTGTGGCGAATTGTATCGCCAGTATAGTTTCTTTGCGAAATCCAGAACTGGAGGTATGAATGAGACCTATCAAGAAGGCCAAGGTACCAGCCCGGCTAAGAGTGTAATTGACGATATGATTTTAGCGGCAATCAATTCTTCGGAGCCCAATGAAATAAAATCTAATGTCAATCCATCACACGTGGAATATGGCAATTATACTGGGCTTGAGATAGCCGCTATCAATCGATATTTCCATTCATTAGTGGAAGCCGAGAAGCCAATCTACTCAATGATTCTATGGAGAGCTTTGATTGCTAACGGTGCATCTCCGTTCACCCAGCACAGCGCAGGCGGCCACTGGTCATCCACTGAGAACAGTGCCGGCTACTCGTGGTACGTGTACTTCTACAGTGGTAACAGCGGCAACGGCTTCAAGTACAGCATTGGCGTGGTTCGCCCTGCTGTAGCCTATCAGTTTTTTCTTTAATCTTCCTGGCGAGCTGCTTAAAGCAGCTCGCCTATAACCGTTAAATAAAACTAAAAAATATGGATATAAATGGAAAATCTATGACTTATGAGGAAGTGTGTGACTTGTTTGATAGTTCGCCTTTTAGCGAGCCTGATGACTCTGTTGTGCTTTCCAATGATGAAATAAATCGTGCCCGTCGCAATAAAAGAGAAGCCCGTAAGAAGGCTACTGGATTTCAGAATACGCCTATTTACAGGTCATTGCACGCTTCTATGAGGCTTATCATTGAGATTGTGCAATTGATGCCCAAGAAAACTGTAAAAGTATCTGACATCTTACTCCAAAATTTTACGGATATGATTCGCTGGACTGCGGCAGCATATAATCATCAAGATGATTTTCTTAAACAAAATGCACTTGAAGAAGCTATTTCTTTAATGAGTGTGATTAAAATTACGCTCAATTGTATGTCCGGTCTCGTTAGCGCTACGAAGCACAAGCAGCTTATTGCGTCCTTTGACGCAGTGATACGTCAACTTGTAGCATGGCGTGGCTCACTAATACAAAGCCATGGTTCCGATGACGAAGCCTAATAGCTGTAACATCGGAAGAGAGCTTGGAGCTTTGCTCGGATATGGGCGGCTGACTCCGTTTCATGGTATAAACTATGTTCGGAGTTACGAAGCTGCACAGCCGCATATAAACAGCGCAGGCAACCACTGGTCATCCACTGAGAACAGTGCCAACAACTCGTGGAACGTGAACTTCAACAGTGGTAACAGCAACAACAACAACAAGTACAACACTAACGTGGTTCGCCCTGCTGTAGCTCATCCGACAAAGGCTTGGCTTCGATTAAGGGAATCTTTACAGGAAGCGTATGAAGACTGTTGCCGAGGCAAGACTTCCAGTCAACAATTCCAGGATTACATTCCCATCGCTAACGAAGACTTGGACTTACTTACAACGGAACTAATAGAGAGAACCTACAAACCAGGGACCTCTACCTGTTTCCTTGTAAGATTTCCTAAACTTCGAGAAGTATTTGCAGCAGCCTTCAGAGACCGTATCATTCATCACTGGATTTGTATGCGGTTGGTGCCTCATTTTGAAAAACTCAATGAAAATATCGGTAATGTAACTCATAACTGTCGAGTTGGGTTTGGAACCAAATCGGCAGTTGATGGGGTGTTTGAAGCCATCAAAGAAGTCACCTTCGATTATGGCATGGAAGCCTACTTATTCAGAGGAGACCTGGTAGGCTTCTTCATGTCATTGCCCCAGCGCCGTATGTGCGATAATCTGATTGATTTTGCACAAGCCGAATATCATGGTGATTTCAAGAATCTGCTGATATGGCTACTGGATGTGGTTGTGATGCACCGTCCTGAATTGAACTGTGTGTTTAATTCAGATCCAAAAGATTGGGCAGGATTGGCTCATAACAAATCATTGTTCAGGACCGGAGAAGGACGTGGTGCCCCAATCGGGAATCTTACCACCCAATTATTTGCCAATTTCTATATGGCCGATTTCGATGCCTTTATGATGGATTGCGTGAAAAAACTGAGAGCAAGAGGCATCAGGGCTGCTTATCATCGTTTTGTGGATGATTTCATCTTGGTGTGTAATGATAAAGAAGCATTGAAGTGGTTGATACATGCTGTTGAAATTAAGATAAAATCTATGGACTTGGTAATCCATAAGGACAAACGATACTTCCAGCCGGCCAGTCATGGAGTGCTATTCGTTGGCACATACATTAAGAATGGTCGATTGTATTTGAGCAATAGAACTATCGGACGATTCACTGATAAAGCTAAGGAAATCGCAGAATTTATGAAACAGCCAGCAAAAGAAATTACTTCAGCCGACCTTGATCATATTCTTGCGACTCTCAACTCATATCTGGGTTTCTGTAAATACCGGCAAACTTATCGAATCCGTCGCAAAGCCATGCAACCGCTTATTTACTCCCAGGAGTTTAAGAGGTATTTCAAAATCAACAGAAATGTCTCTAAAGTTACCTTGAGGAAACAATGGAAGACTATTATTAGATAGAAGAATATATTATGAAACAGATTTGCAAATTCAATACACGACCGGCCACTATCAATAATGGCGGGCATAAAAAGGGACACTGGATAGTGTGGCTCAATCTTCAGGTATCAGAAATTGAGCAACTGTCAGAAAATCAGGATGAGCACTTTCAGGCTACCACGGAACGATTGGTGTTGGCCGACCGTTCTATATCTGCATTTCTTGATGCTGTAGATTCAGCTCATATCGCAGAGGCGACCACTGAAGAACTGGAATCGATTTTGCGATTCTTCCAGTCCGAAAATGACGTTGAGGCATGGAAAGCGATTCGGAAAATGCAGATACAAGGTTATGACAATAGCGAAAAGGTCAATCTCTTTTATTTTGACGGCCTTGCCCTTTGGCTTGATAAGGCAACCAGAGTGGGGTTGGTCAATTCTATAACCATTGAGAAGAAGGCTAAGCGTGGCACAACTTGTTTATGGTTTGGAAGCCATAGTGTCAATATCAATGTTGATGTTGCTCTGGAAATCTTGTCGCAACTTGAATTGTATGCGCATGAATGTTATAATGTTACCGCACAGCATTTGGCTCAAATAGATAAATGCAGCACAGTTGAAGCTCTTAGGGCATTTAGTATTTGTGCTGATTACCCTGAAATACTTCAGCTTAAAAATGCAGAATAAAGCTTGGTTTTGACACCATGCCATGAGAGTTTTGACTATTCTTCATAAAGACTTAAAGTACAATGGGCACAATAGCAAAAGGAGAAATCACACTTAGTCCGGTGAACGATGCTTATACAGTATTGCTCACCCCGTCTTCGTGTTCGATTTCTGCTGATTTTGATGGCTCAAATCCCAATTTGACTAATGCAAAAGGCACAATCACAGTTAAGCGTGGAACCAAAATAGTACCATTCAAAGTACGTCAAGTTATATATTCTTCTGCTGGAATTTCCGTAAGTTGGCCATTTCAAGAGGTTACAACGCTGTCCTTTGCGATGACTAAACTTGCTAATACTATTTTAGACGGTTATGTGAAATTCCAAATTACCACACAAGACGGTTTCAATTATACAACCGAAGTTCAATTCTCTTTCAATGTAGTACGTGAATCGACCATGCTTGATTGGATTCAGGATTGGGAGGGCAATAAAACCAAAGTTGGTGGCACCTATATAATGACCCCCAAGCTGTTCGTTGGTAAGAAAGAGGCCGTCCTTGACACTTCTGGCACTCAGCCAACATGGAAAGAAGGAGCATTGACAGGCGTGTACATCGGCCCTGATTTGCTTGCTTCAGGTGAGAGCAGCAATGGTATTTACGGTTATCTAAAAAGTCAAGAAATCTTTCATCTAAATGGAGATGGGGGCATGATTGGTGGATGGGGCATTGACTCTTATGGTATCTCCAGCAAAGAAGGTAGGCTGCAAATTCTCAGCAATGGTGTAATTCGCGCTATCAATGCAGAAGGAGACGCTATATGGAGTATCGGAGAAAACGGTGAAGCCAGTTTTGCGATGGAGAATGTGAGATTTTATGCAAACGGTGACGCCGAGTTCAAAGGGAAAATCACATCTCAGGAAGGCTCTATAGGTGGATGGACCATTGAGGAGGGGCGTATTTATAATATACCTATTGGAATATCTGCTGCCCAGAAATATATTGCCATTGCAAACGTGAGCAAACTTGAACTCGACAGTGAATGGGGAGATGACCATTGGGGGTGGATGCGTGGATATGGCGGCGCCGCATTATATTATAGCGCCAGCAATAATTTTGGCTTTGTAGCGTATGGAACAGGTGGGGATAATTTAGTTTTTTCCGCTGGTTCTACCAATTGTATTGCCGGCTGGAACTTCGATACAGAAGCAATTTGGTCTGGTGATAAGAATAATACTGTTAAGGGATATGCTACAAATGGCATAACAATTGGCTCTAATGGTTTGCGTGGTATCAAATGGTATATTGACGCAAATGGAGACGTGTCGTTTATGGGAGGCAAAATCACATTCTCTGCTGCTGACAATGGCGGTGAGATTGTGGGGTGGAAACTTAATGCAAGCCGTTTCTCTACGGATAAGATAACTCTTGTGTCAGATGACGCAAACACTGGGCTATATATGTCTGCTGCGGCAAATTCACAGTTCAATTCCAGGTCTGCTGCATCATTGGAAAACTTTATAGATTCCTATGGTGGTATTTACTTGAAGGTTAAAGCTGATAGTGCAGACCTTGCTGCATACGATTTGAATGGTAAACGTATTTTCAAGATTAAAAGCAATGGTGTCAGTCGTATTGCCGGCTGGAACTTCGATAACGCGACCCTCTACACTGGCACTGCCGCAACTTCTGGATATACAAACACTGGAGAAATCACTCTTGGTCCTACAGGATTGCGTGGCTATAAATGGAAATTTGAAAACGATGGCTCTGGCGCATTGGCTGGTGGTAAGATCAATTGGGATGCAGACGGCAATCTTAATGTTGATGCTCAGATTAGCGCAAACAATATTACTGCTGGTACTATATCTACTGCATCTATTCAATGTGAAGGAAAATGGGCTTTACTTACAGACGGCTCAGGATATTTAGCATCCAACCATCTGTTTTGGGATGATAATGGTAATCTAACCGTAGAAGGAAAGATTGTTGCCACATCTGGTAGTATTGCGGGGTTCAAAATTTCATCAGGGTGCATCGGGGTTGAAAGTTCAAGTAGTTCTGAACCAGGGTCAAATTCGCAAGCGGATTGGGCAGCTTTAACAATTTATAAAGATTTCTTTAAGGTTGGAGGAGCTAAAGGATATGTCATGTTTGGCAATGATGTTATTCCGGGCACAGCAGGTGGTGCTTTCACTGCTGTTGGCCGTATTGTCAATAATGCTCCTAATACTTTTGGGTATTATGGATTTGATCAAGCAAATTACGGTTTGCTAATCAATGTTACCGGTGGTACGAAAAACTATGGTATAGAATCAAACGCTGCTTTGAAGGCTCCTGCATTTATCAACACAAAAGCTAAAATATTGACTTTTGAAAGTGGCTCCTATACTGTTGATTTCTCGCAATACAATATTATTTTGATGTATTACAATCAGCCAGATTATAGCGGTACAGAAGTCGCTCTCCCAACAGAATCATCTGTGGCACAACAATTTGGTCTAAGCACTCTTCCAGATGACTTTGCTACTATAGTGACTTTTAGAGTAAGACCTGGTTCAAAGAAGATCATATTGAAAGGTATTTATAATCACAATGAAGGAGTGCAAGATTACGAAATGGCTTCTGGAGATTCTATAACAGTGTTGATTAGCAAAATTGATGGTTTCAGATACCAAATACTAAATCATTCAAGTTAATGCGTAGAGATATAGAAATACATATTATAACTGGTGATGTTGCCATCAGCCCCCGGAATAAAATCAAATTGAGAGAGTTTCGGTGGGTTGATGAACCGACATTATTATCTCGTTATATTTATGGTGAGATAGATGTGCCATATACACTTAGCGAGCGCACCATACTTAATCAAGGGGTGTGCTTCGTAATTCCTTATACACCGAAATACAAAGAGTTCATGCTCCGAATCCGGCGTGTAAATGAAGATGGATCATTTGTCTATGTCAACAACGATGTAGATGGTTCCCAGTGGTTTATTGTTAAGTCACAAGTGTATGGCGCCACATTAAGAAATGTATTTGCATCAGAGTTGCCTTCTATATCGGAGAATGGATTCTTCGTCATGCTCAAAGATGGCATTGCTCAATTATATTCCAGCAGTCAATCCGATTTTAATATCATCAAGGCTGGACGACAGAACGCAAACTGCCTTCTTGCTTGTTTCCCTGGTGGCAACTATCGTTACCCATTGACGGGCGTTGGCCTTGCTCGATGGATTAACTCAAACAATGTGACATCAACCAGTCTGACCAAAGTACTTCAAGATGAATTTGGTGCAGACGGCGTAACCATTCGTAATGCCGCCTACAATTATGAGACCAAGCAAATGGAGTTGGACGCAAAAGATTTGGAGGGCTAAACTATGGGCGTATATACAGTAAAACCGAACCAGAATTTGTTTGATGTAGCTCTGCATTTGTATGGCAGCATCGAAGGACTATTTGACCTTCTCATTAGTAACCCGGAACTCAATATGACTTCAGACCTTGTGTATGGTCAAGAACTCATATACCATGAAGATTTTGTATTGAATGAATCAGTTGTGAGCGAGTTCAAAAAACAAAATATCACCCCCTCATCTGGAGCACGTAAAGTCTATTTCAAACGTCCTGGTGAAGATTTGATATTCCTTGTAGGAGTCAATGCGAATATGGTCTTCACTTCCTTCAAAGCTGCGGGAGAAGGTACAATGATTATTGATTGGGGAGACAATACGGAATTGGAACATGTACAATTATCCGTAGCTGTACAATCTATTGAACATTATTTTGATAATGAGACAGAAAAGAGACGCATCCGCATTTATGGAGATACCCAAATGCTAAAATTCACTCAGCTCGATACAACAGGGTTAGGTGGAGCTTTGATTCTTTGTAAGCCTGTTGTTGTCGATGAATATGCTTGCACTAATCGTGGGTATTCATTGGTAGGGTTATCTATGTTTGAGGGCACATATAAGATAGACCTTCATTCGACTACTATTGATAGTCTGCTACCGATAGGCGACATGAGCCTTCAGGAACTTGACTTGACAGATGTTCGTTTCCTGCATGATAACACTGTGGACGATTATTTTGAATATATTGTGGCTCATCATGCCGACCGTCGGCCTTGCACTATATGGCTGACAACAGAGCCTTCAGAAAGAGGATATGCAGCTATCAATACAATTCTAAATGAGCCGGAGTGGAACATTTCAGACACATGGGAATTTTATATTAACAATCAATTATATCAACCTGACAATGGCACGAACATTAAGTGAAATATATGCTGAGGCAAAAGATAGTCGCAACCAGTATCTTGAGCTCACAGAGTTCGAGAACAGCTCTAAGATGTCTATAATTGACGCATTTACATGGGTTACATCGGCGTGCATCTGGACATTCGAAAATGTTTTGGATGTATTTAAGATTGATCTGGCGAAAGACCTTCAGAATCGAATCAATGGCACTCCGGCATACTTTGCCAATGCTCTATTGAAATACCAATCTGGCGATGAACTGGTGGTGAATGAAGATGGGACAGCCTTTTCTTATCCTAATATTGACGCATCTAAGCGTGTCATTACGAAAGTGGCATATTTTGAGGAGGAAGAGGTTGGGTTCCATGATAAGCTGGTTCGTTTCAAGATAGCGACAGGAAAGCCCGGCGCCTATGCTCGTATTGAGGAGGACGAGTTGATTTCAATCCGGGCCTATCTCAATCAAATATTGTTTGCCGGTCAACATGCTAAAGTGGTTAGTCGCATTGGTGATGTATTGATACCACGGGTAGTTGTGTATTACGATGGTGCTGTGACCGAAGATGAGATGTATCAAACAATTGAAGATGCCCTCAATGAATATATCGCTAATATCGAGTTTAATGGTTTAGTGTATGCTCAGAAAGTAATTGATAGCATCCAGAGCGTTGAACACGTTACTGATGTGTCTGTTTCTTCAGACGATACTGACCATCAAGGCATATTTGTTGCCAAGTATGACGACGATAATCATCTTATCAAAGATGAAAATGGCAATGTCCAGACTAAAATTGGACGCTACTATATCCCCAATTCTGGCTATATCAAGCAGAGCTCTTGCGCCGATGAGGAAGTGGATATTCCTTTGTGGCGTGATACAATAATTCTTAAACTGGAAGATAACGTATGAGGTACTTTATCAATTTTGACAAAACGATAAATCAGCTTGTGCCTTACTATATAGGAGGACGCAAACTGATTCTATATCTGCAAGCATTGATGTCCCCGTTACAGCGTGTCAATGACGGCTTTGTAGAATATGCCAAAGAAACGAGAATCGAAGCCGCTATGACCTCTCAGATTGTTAAGTTTGAGTGGTACCTCAATCGTAAATTCAAAAAGTATTTTGCGAATGGTGGGCGAATTGCGATTAAAAACTCTGAAGCATTAGGCACTCCGATTTATCACGAATCAGCCAACATTGACGTGGAGCAAAATATATTAGTGTACCACGACAAAGAGGCTGGTGTTACTCGCCAATTGATTTTATATCGTAGTGATGAACAGACAGAAGAAAGCTCTGTTAGTTTTATCGTTACGACACCCCAAATTGATACGAAGCTTATTACAGAGCAAAAATATGTCGCAATGCTGAAATATGTCATAGACAGGTATCGGCTTGCAAATAAAACTTATATCATCAAATACGATTGAAATGAAAGAATTTAGCGCACAAACCGGTGGACGTTACACCTATGCCGACGACCTGGAAAACCTTCAGGATTTGGCGTTAGCTTTTGCTCAGATTTTTGATGACTGTGACAACTTCATTGTAAGCGGTTGTGAAATTACAGGCAGTGCTATCAGTGCTGGCTATGTGTTCTTGAATGGAAAATTCCGCTATTTCTCAGGTGCTACAGGTATCACGTCATGGCCCCAGTACATTTATGAAGCCAATTCTACCGAAAATATGCCTTATGAAAGCGGTGGCTCAAAGGTTGGCCGTAACATTTATGGATGTGCCATAGGTAAGTCTGTCCCCGTAAAGCAAGACGAGCTCACTGGTAAAGCCCTTCAGTCTATTGCAATGCCTTCAACAGGCGGGCTACGCATGAAGGACGCCTTTATCGGTAAATACGCTCTTTTGCTCAATCCTGCAAGCAGTTCGCAAACTGTCAACAGTGTTGTAAATTTTGCCAAGACAATCAATGCTAATGGCGATGTTACGGTCAACAAGAGTGTCACTATTAAATCTGGTGCAATCAAAACAGAGATAAACTATAGCGGCAGTACGCTTAATGTCAAATACACCGGCAATGCGAATAATTATCAATTGTCGTTAGAAGACGGCGTGGGCCTTCGCTTTTATGCAAATGGTACTTTGATTGCCACCATTGGAGCATCTGCTATAACTTTCAGCAAACCAATATCAGCAAATGAGGGCATGTTTGGTGGGCTCGTACTGACTGCTAACAACTTGTATCAAGGAACGGCCAATGCGACCAGTGAGTTGGCTATCAATGTATGCGGTTACAACGGCGGTATCACCCAGTTCAGAACCACCCATATCGGAAATGGTAAGGGAAAAATTCTGTTTAGCATTGTCGGTTCTGAAGGAAGTGCCAATATATATGGCGTGACAAAAATAGAGGCTGGCGTTACTGATGGGCTAATCCTGAAAGCAAATGCTCAGAAAGAAAACAATAATCTGACTAATGCTATTTCTTGGCGTGACTCACTCAACAATGTTATGGCCCGCATTGGCTTTTTGAGCACCACAGATCAAGTATTCTCTATTTTGGCTCCATCATACAATCTCAGTATTATGGGCCACGCCAATGTAAACATTGGTCCGGCTATTATGGAAGATGGCATATTGCTTTCTGAGAAATATGTGCTGGCGACCAATTTCACTAAAGAATTGAATAAGAAAGCCAACACAGCAGACGTTTATACAACCATTCAAGCAAATGAGAAATTTGCGATAAAAGCCGGTGGGTTATCGCAGTTTGTATCGACAGCTGTTACTGCGGATGATTGCCGTTTTCATATAGGCGCTATTGGCAAAGACGATTTGAACTCGTATGCAAAACTGTCAAATTGCCTTGCTGATATGGCAACAAGCGATGCACTAAAACAGAAGATCCGCAACAACATCGGAGCTGCTGGCGTAGGCGATTTTCAGTCTAAATTAACAGATTCTGGTTGGAAATGGATTAAAGATTCACTGTATGTACGTCAAATTGGCAATATAGTTTGCATACAGGGTTCTACTAAAACAGTACATTCAGGTACGGTATTTACTATTCCAAACACTATAGCACCTCCAAGCCATTCTGTGAAGCACACGATAGCATTTTCTAACAACAGGAATTGGACTTGTAAAATCGCTGCCAATCAAAGGGCATGTACAGTTGTCTATTGTAGTGGCAGCTGTGGGAAAACAACAGAATTTTCAATCACTTATATGGTATAGCAATGAAAACGTACAATTCACCCGCACAGGCTCGCAACTTGCGAGAAATTGAGGCCGCAGCCGCCTCTCCAGTAATTAACATTATTCCTACAATCAATGGCGACATTCAACCCGTACAAGCCGCAGAAGAAGGGGAAGAAAAGAGGACGGAAGCCGAAGCCGAAACCCCAGCCAAAAAAACGCGGTCGAAAAAGAATACCAAGGAGGTTTGATGAAGTTCCTCTTGGTTATAGTTTGCGATTGAACGCCCCATTAGAGTTCGACCTCATTATGCAAGTAGTCGGCTCTAATGGGATCCCAGACGCAGATTTGGTGGAAGCCATTAGCTATTCATCCAAAAATACATATTTCAGGACTGTGGATTTCAGACGAGTTCTGATTTTATATAGAAATGAAGGCTGTTATGCAGAACACCCCAAGAGACCACCAAATCCTAAAACTATTGTGACTGCGATAAATAAGCGAAAAAGTATGATGAAAGGATAATTTCAAAAATAGTCAAAAAAATTAGTGCGAATGAGGAAATTGTTCGCACTTTTTTCACGCTCTTGAAAATTTTTGATTAACTTTGCACCGCATTTCAAATTGACTTCGTACAGAATTTATTTGTTAAAACTATGCAAACTCCTATAAATGAAGGATTTTACTGTGTCTGTACGAAAGCTTACAGACTTAGAACTTTTACAAGAGGCGTGTGCTACGACGTTTTTGGGAACCAGTCATGCGACACTAAGTTCTCTTTATAAGTCTGAGCACTCTCCAGTACGCACTCAGCTGTTTTGGATTAGCCTCAAAAACATTCCTCTTTACATTAGTACACACTTAATTCGTCACCATGTTGGTTCTGTTCCTTTTCAGCTAACTTGTCGAGATGATAGAAACGGGGGCAACCCTGGTCTGCCCGGCAAGGTGGATTTAATTATTGAGCGTATCAGAGGATTGGTAGATACTTGGCATAATGGTGGTGCATTTATTAGCAACCATCAGCATGAAGTAGATGCAATCTATGAAGAGCTGGAGTGGCTTAAAAATAATGCTGACAGAGAAACTCCAGTCAACCTTAGTTTATGTATCAATGCCCAATCATTGATTGACATGTCGAAGTTGAGATTGTGTACTGGATGTGCATCGCCCGGCACTGTAGTCGTGTTTCAGGCAATAAAAGAAGAGATTGTAAAAATTGACCCAGATTTGGCTTCGGTAATGGTTCGTAAATGCGTGTATCGAGGTGGCATTTGCGGAGAGCCAAGATGCTGTGGATTTAACGGAACTCAGAAATTTCGTGAAGAATTGTCTCGATATTTATCAAATTTCAATCAAAAACAAAAAGGGTTATTCCATGAAAACTGTAATTAAACGCGATGGTCGTAAGGTGCCGTTTGATCAGATGCTTATCACTAAGGCGATTCTCGCCGCGATGAAAGAAGTTGGTACAACGGATGAAGACTATGCAATCAAAATCGCTAACAAGATTGCAACCAAGTGCCCCAATGAAATTTCCGTTGAGGAAATTCAGAATCTGGTGGAAGAGAGCTTGATGGCTTCCAAATATAAAGATGTAGCGCGTGCGTACATTTGCTATCGTAATGAACGTAGTAAGGCCCGTCATCGTGAAAGTGACCAAACAATCCTTAGCATTATCGCTGCTGAAAAGAACGACATCACTCGTGAAAACGCCAACATGAACGCCGATACTCCTGCCGGCATGGTAATGAAAATCGCCAGTGAACGAAGCAAGGAACTGGTAGATGATTATCTTTTATCTGAAGAAACAAAGCAAGTTATTGCTGATAACATTCTTCATATTCACGACAAGGATTATCTGCCTACCAGAAGTTTGACTTGCATCCAGCATCCCGTAGATAAAATTTTGAGCGGAGGTTTTCAGGCTGGACATGGAGAATCACGTCCGGCTAAACGTATTGAAACAGCAAGCATTTTGAGCTGTATATCTATGGAGTCGGTTCAAAATGTCATGCACGGAGGTCAGGCTATCCCGGCATTTGATTTCTACATGGCACCTTATGTGCGTGTTACTTTTAAGGAAGAACTCAAGAAGTTGGAAACTGTTAATGAGGTTGACTTGTCCGAAGCTTATGATGCACCTTATGATGATTTCCTTATCAGACCTTTGGATGGTATGAAATCGTGGGAGCGTATGGTACAGCACGCTATGAATGAAACTGTACGTCGTGTACATCAGTCTATGGAGGCTTTCGTACATAACCTGAACACCATTCATTCCCGTGGCGGTAATCAAGTAGTCTTCAGCTCTGTCAATTACGGTACTGACACATCGGCAGAAGGCCGTTGCGTAATCCGTGAACTACTGTTGACTACAGAAAAGGGAATTGGTAACGGCTCTACTGCTATATTCCCCATTCAAATCTGGAAAAAGAAACGGGGCGTGAGCTATCTGCCTGGTGATCCAAACTATGACCTCTACAAATTGGCGTGTCGCGTAACGGCAAAACGCTTTTTCCCGAACTTTGTTAATCTTGACGCACCGTTCAACCAGCATGACAAATGGCGTGCAGATGACCCCAAACGATACATGTATGAAGTAGCCACGATGGGATGCCGCACCCGTGTATTTGAAGACCGTCATGGCGAGAAGACTTCTGTGGGTCGTGGCAATCTCAGTTTTTCGACTATCAACCTTCCAGGCATCGCTTTGAGTGTTCGAGATATAGAAGATGAGAATGAACGTATCATCGCTTTCTTCGATAAGCTTAATAAAGCGATGACGGTAACAGCACGGCAGCTACTCGACCGATACGAGTTTCAGTGCACCGCTAAAGCCAAACAATTTCCATTGTTGATGCAGGGCTTGTGGGTCGGTTCCGAAACTCTTGGCCCCAATGATGAGGTAAGACCAGTACTTAAACATGGTACCTTGGGAATCGGTTTTATTGGTCTTGCAGAATGTCTTGTAGCACTCACGGGTAAGCATCACGGAGAAAGTAACGAGGCCCAGGAACTTGGTCTGAAAATTATAGGCATTATGCGTAATTGCGCTCAGGCATTTTCCGACCATTACGATATGAATTTTTCTGTTCTTGCAACACCGGCAGAGGGTCTTTCCGGTAAGTTTACAAAGAAAGACAAGCAGAAGTATGGCCTCGTTCCTGGCGTAACAGACAGAGAATATTACACCAATTCAAATCATGTGCCAGTGTACTACAAATGTAGCGCTGCGCATAAAGCACAGATAGAAGCGCCTTACCACGAATTAACTCGTGGTGGACACATCTTCTATGTCGAGCTGGATGGTGATGCGACACACAATGTAGAAGCCGTAATGAATGTGGTGGATTTGATGGACAAGTTCAATATTGGTTACTGTTCAATCAATCATACCCGCAACCGTTGCCTTGATTGTGGATATGAAGATGCTCAAAAGGAACTGCATACATGCCCAAATTGCGGAGGCGATAACATAGATACCCTTCAGCGTATTACCGGTTATCTTGTAGGCACAACAGATCGTTGGAACTCTGCAAAACTTGCAGAACTAAAAGACCGGGAGACACATGAGTAATATACTATATGTAGCTAAGATTGTCAGCTCAACCTCAGTTGATGGGGTTGGGCTGCGCAATTCCCTGTATGTGTCCGGGTGTAATTTTCATTGTCCCAGATGTCATAACAAGGAATGGTGGCCATTGGAGTCTGGGCAGGAAATGACAATTGAGGAAGTTTATGCAGCTCTTAATGCTGACGACTTCAATATTTCCATTCTTGGCGGCGAACCTCTTGTGCAGTACCCAGCAATTCTTGAACTGTGCCGACTCATTAAAGAACGCACTGATAAAACTATTTGGATGTGGACCGGATATGAAATGACACAAGTTAAAAGCTTGTTTAACGACCTGATAAAATATGTAGATGTCATAGTTGATGGGGTTTTCAAAGAAAACTTGCGAGATACGACACTGCCATTTAGAGGATCGAAAAATCAGCGGATTTATGAGATTGTACATAATCCAGAAATCCGCATTACTGATATATCTAACAGGTTTGATTAGTGTAACAAGCAAACACTTTCAAAAATAATCTTTTTAATATAAATGAAAATGTTAAGTACTTGATTTACAGCAATAATACAAGACACATTTTCAAGTCCTTGAAAAATTTTCGCCCAAAAATTTTGTTAGGTTGAAAAAATGTCTTAACTTTGCAGCGCAATCAATAATAACGAATGAATATGACATGATTAGAAGTAAGGGCATAGTCGAAGTCCATGAGGGCTATGCCGACACCAGCGAGCTTGAAGAGGCTGTGGACATTCTGCCAGATGGAGAATATGGTTATCTCCTGTTTGACAAGAACAAGAACCGCTCGCTACCTCAGTTGAAGTTTCTTTTTGGGTATTTACTGAAAACTCTAAGTGAAGAGTTAGAAGGCAACCCAGATCCGGAAGCACTATACAGTTATTTTGAAGAGCTTTATGCTCCGATTCATCGCTGCAAAATCCCAGGAGAGGCAAATGTATTTGAATACTTTGACCTTAAAAACGAACCAGCAACTGAGATGGATTATGTTATTGAAAAAATTATCCATCATGCCAAGACAGAATGGGGTATTGACCTGCTTTCCCGCGAAGGGATTAAAGCTGCTGAAGCAGCAGAACTTTATGCAGGTGCCTATGCTGATACTTGGAAGAATTATCAAAGGAAAGTCTAAAAGACAATTCTCCCATGATGGAACAAGAAAAAAAAGCACGTACACTCCATGACGTGTTTGCGGCATCCCAAGAAACATTTGATGACGCAAAGAAAAAGAGTGCAGAAGAGAGCAGCAAACGCGCCTCGTTTTTCCGTTTTGCCAAAGATGGCACTTATGCTATTCGTATTCTTCCTTTGGCACCAGTTCAAGACCAGGATGGTAACTTCTTACCGTTGGAACGTAAGGGCTATGAATATCCGCTTCGTTCTTTGATGCTCAAAATTGAGAACGACAAGAAGCTGGTGAAGGGCAAGCCGTCTATTACCTATGTTACAGTTTGTAACGCCAAGTATGCCTTTAAGGAAATCAACGCAGACCTTATTGACACCTATGTTTCCGTGGCATGTGAAAAGTACGCAGACGATGACAAGCTCTGTAAGAAGTTGCGTGAAGGCAGTTTTTCCGGTGGCTTGAAGTGGGATTCGCGTCGTTGCATGTATATCATCGACCTTGACAATCCCGGCGATGGCATCCAAATCCTCCAGCTTTCTTATTCACAGTACAAAGACCTTGAAGAGCGCAAGTTGAACTTGTGGGGCAAACTGAACAAAAACGGAAAGATGGTGCCATGCCCTATTTCTTCTATTGACTCAGCTTATCCTGTTGAAATCACTCGTAAGACTGAGAATAACAAGCCGGCATACAGTTTCAACATCGACACCGTATCTGATAAGGATGTTCTGGACGAAGCTATCCTCCAGCAACTGATTGACATGCCTCGTCTCCCAGAGCAAATTTACCGTTACACTCGTTATCATTTGGAGGCTACTGTTGCTTATCTCAGTCAGCTCGATGAGAAGTTTGACATCGATGTGATGAGCGAAGACAAGGTTCAGAACTGTATTGACCAGATCAAGACCTTGCTGCCGGCAGACGATCAGTCTCACTTTACTCTTGGTGAGGGTAAAGAGGATGAATCTGATAGCGACTCTGCTAATGACATTGATTCTCTGTGGGCTCGTTACGATGCTCTTTGCAATGATGACCTCGATGACCAGACTGCTGAAGGACAGGAACTTCGCACTGACATTATGGCTTATATTGAAGCGCATAACCTTGACGTAAAAGTAACTCGTAAGAAATCCAATGAAGACATTCTGAATGAAATCGAGGATGAACTTGCCACAGTTGCCAACAATAGAGGTAATGAAGAAGAGGATGAGGAGGAAAAGCCCGATCCTGCACCTAAACGCCATCAGGCCCCTGTTGAAGAAGAGGAAGACGATGCAGAACCCGCTCAGCCAGCCGATGAGGAAGAGGACGATACGCCAGAACCTGAACGTCCCCGTTCACGTCGTGAGCGCAATGATGACACCAACGAACCGGCTGCACGTGCAAGTCGCCGTGGAGCCCGTCCACCTCGTCGTCGTGAGTAAATAACAACGCACTTTAACCGAAATGTTCACCCAGTTAAGTCTGGGTGAGCGTTTCTTAAAACTCCATTGATTATGGCAAAGAAATCTCCCTGTGCGTTGTTGATAAATGACATTCACGCCAGCAAAGACAATATAGCCGAATTTCGTAAGAACTGGAATGAGGCTTTACAACTCTGCAAGCAGAACGACATACTGTATCTGATTGTAGGAGGTGATATGTGGCTTTCACGAAGTGCTCAAACCTTGGATGTCCTTATGGCAGTCCGTTGGGCTATCTTGGAAGCCACAAAACAATATGGGCTGTATGTGATTCTTGCAGAAGGCAATCATTGCAAGGTCAATCTTGAAAATGTCGAAGGCTACAGTCATGTGTTTTCTGACTATGAAAGTGTAGAAGTCATCAATGACTTTACCGATATAGACTTGTCTGATGAGCTTTCCTTATATGTAATGAGTTATTTCCCAGAAAACGGCTCTTTCATCGAAAGGTTGAGCGACCTTCAGCAAAACATTGACAGCAAGAAAAAAAATGTATTGTACATTCACGAAGGAATACGTGGAGGTTTAGCTACACCAAGTGATGATGAACTTCCGGCTAATATATTCAAAGATTTTGATGCTGTATTAGTTGGGCATTATCATAACCGCAAGCAAATCCCAGGAACTAAAATCGAATATATTGGCTCTTCCCGTCAACACAACTTCGGTGAAGATGAAGAGAAGGGCTACACCATACTTTATACAGATGGCTCCACCAAGTTTGTCAAGAACGAAGTGAACCAGCGATACAAGGTTATCGAAGTCGATGTGGCAGACATGGACGATACTTTTATGGAAATGTTGGTTAAAATCAAGGCTGACAATCGCTATAAAGTCAAAGTTCGTGTAAAATGCAATTCTGCCCAGTCGTCCGCAGTCAACAAACAGCAGCTTGCTGATGCCGGCGCAAACAAAATTGAGCTTGTCACAGAGCAAACAGAAGTGATACGCACTGACCATCAGAGTATCACACAGAAGTTTGACAAGTCAGGCATTAAGGAAGAGTACACCAATTTCTGTACTCAAAAATCCATCGATAATCAGCTTGGTCTCCACTATCTTGATAAACTGAAGTAAGTATGTGGCATCTGAAATCCATTCACGCAAAAAATCTTTGCTCGTTCTTGGAGTTGGATTACTCTCCAAAACAAGGCGCTGCAACCCTGATTTTCGGTAATAACCTTGATAGCGATTCCCAGAACTCTAATGGTTCTGGCAAATCCGCGTTGATAGAGGCTATTGCAATCGGACTTACTGGAGAACCACTCCGTAAAGTAAATGCCGATGAAATTATAAATGACACGAAAGACGAGGCGTTTATTGGCATTGTTCTTACCAATGATGTATTAGGAGAGCAAATGACCGTGAATCGCCGCTTGTCCCGTAAGCAACCCCAGCAAATCCAAATCATCAAACAGTCAGGACCATACGACGATGATGCTGAAGAAATCAGCCAAGCTACGGTTGCTGATTACAACAAATACATCCTTGACCAAATTGGTTTGTCCAAAGATGATATTTTTGGAAATTTCATTCTGACTGCCCGTAAGTACAAATCTTTCCTTGCCAGCTCTGATAAGGAGAAGAAAGAGCTTATCAATCGCTTCAGCAACGGTATCATGGTGGACCAGTCTATCGAAGAACTCCACACAGATATGGAGCCGATTGAAGCAGAGTTAAAAGAAGCGGAGAAAGAAGTCGCCACTTGTACCGGTCGTGTTGAAGCTCTTGGTACGGAGATAGAAAAAGCTATCAATGAATCGGCTGAACGTAAGGCAACTAATGAATCTCGTATTAAAAACTGGAAGGACTTGATTGCTCAGAAACGTGCAGACATCCGTACAACTAAAGACAATATCGATAAGATTGACGCAAGTCTGGACGATTTGGATGCACTTGATGCAGAAATGCAGGAATTGGAAAACAGTGATAAGACTGTTGACGAAATCCTAAATACCATTGCAGATAGTTTCAAGAAAAACGACATTGCGCTCACCACGGATTATCAGCACGAGATAAGCGTTATCAATACTCAGTTAGATACTGCCGCTAAAAACGCCAAACGATTGGCCGATGAAGCTCAAAAACTGAGTGTTGAGCTTAGTAAGCAAGAGAAAGAATACAGCACAACAAGCGCAGAGCTCAAGGCTAAATTGGACAAAAACAACGCTAATCGCCAAGAGTGTGCTGAACACTTGGAGAAATTGACTAAGGCTGTAAAACGTCTGCGTAACAAAGCTGACTCATTGACCAATGAGGAGAGCACAAAAAAGCGTGAAGCTGCATCTCTTAAAAATCAGTTGGCCGGCATCATCCAGTGTCCGAAGTGCAAGCATGAGTTTGTCCTTAACGCTCAGTTGGATATTGAAGCAGCTCGTAAGAACTTGAAGTCTTTGCAATCTACCATCGAGCAGATTGGAAAGGACTTGGTTGCCAATAGCAACGAATACGACAAAACGGTACAAGATGGCAAAAATCAGCGTGATATAGAGTCTGCATTGGATAACGAGCGCAAGCAGATTGTGCAGGATTCTGACGACATTGAAGAAGCTATCCACGATGCTCGACAAGCTTTGGCTCAGTGCAACCAGAAAATCGCTGATGCCAAAAATGAAGTTACCTCTGTTCAGGGTAAATTCGCAAAAATCCGCAAGCGCATCTTTGATGAGGTGTTTGAAACGATTGACAGTGCTTATAAGCGCCGTGAAAATCAAATCAAATCTCTGGAAGAGGATGTGAACACAATGAAAGGCTCTATCGCATCGTATGAAAAGGCTATAGACGAGGTTCAAAACGCTTCAGAAGAGGACATATTAGTATCTCTTAGGAATAGTCAGGCTGAACATCAAAAAGCTCTTCAAAAAGCGGTAGAAACCAAAAATGAGGTAGAAGGGCGACTCAATGAATTGAAGGCTCAGGAAGCCTATTTTGTGGAGTTCAAGACATACCTCGCCAACACAAAAATCAATGCCATTTCCCAGATTACAAACGAGTTTCTGGAAACCATTGGCAGTGATATACGAGTTGCGTTATCCGGCTATACAATTTTGAAGTCTGGTAAAGTACGCGACAAAATCTCAGTCTCCCTTTTGAGGGATGGCGTTGACTGTGGCTCTTTTGAAAAGTTCTCTGCTGGAGAGCGAGTAAGAGTTGAACTTGCCAGCGTACTGAGTATGAATCAATTGACGAATCTGAATTGCGCCGATGGGAAAGGTCTTGACCTTCTTATCGCGGATGAGGTTCTTGACAGCGCCGACGAGCAGGGGCTCGCAAGTGTTTTCAAGGCTCTCAACCAAACGCAAATCACTTCATTAGTGGTTAGTCATGGTTTGACCAATGAGGGCTATCCCAACAAAATTACTGTAACAAAAAGTAATGGGATTTCCTCAATTTATGAAACAACAAACAACGACCACAACTGAGAAACTTGCTCGTAATGAAGTGGCCGCACTCGACATCGCAACTCACACCGGCTTTTTCTGTTTGAATGAGCGTGGCACATGGGATTTCACTGAATCTATGCGCCGTAACAACAATAAACAGCACAAGGCTTTCCGAGACACACTGATTGATTTCATCCAGCGTAACGGAATTAAGCAGGTTGTGGCTGAAGATGTCAGTGTAAATAACCACTTCACTGATACACGCAAACTTTCAGAGTTTCGTGGAATTTTGTTTGAGGTGTGTGACACCCTCGACCTGCCTGAGCCCCATTTTATCAATCCGGCATCCCTTAAAAAGTTTGCCACTGGAGATGGAAAGGCTACAAAGGCAAAAATGATTGAGTTTTGCAAACTCAGATGGCAAATTGAGCCCGGCGATGATAATGAGGCCGACGCAATTCACATATTCTTCTGTTATATCAAGCGTTTTAACCTCTAATCATGCAGCCAGTTAATAATGTATTTCCAAAGGAAGTTAAGAAGCATAAGAAGGTTTTGAACAAGCATCTGAAAGAGTTCTATCAATTATTGGACTCCCAGCCCAAACCTTCAAATGAGACAGTACGAGCTGAGTTCATAAGACATGAATCAGAGTGGCGTGTACACTGTGTCATCCACCGTCTTGGGACACGTATAGCAGATTTGTTTAATGCTAATGTGTCGCTCGCATGGGAACAAAAGTACACTCTACCGAACAAAAAGTAGATGTCGATTGCCTTCCAGAAGTAATAGCCCGCAGAACAGTTCTCTTCAATCAATACGTTCTGCCCTTCTCTAATATGATCTACAAATTATGTAAGGATTATAGTTGGAGCCCGCAAAACGTAGAAGAGAACTATTCTGAGGTTATGGTAAACTTCTATAGAAGAATAGAGACATACGATCCGAACCGACCAATAAGAACGTGGATTCACATTTGTGTCAAACGTCAGGTCTGGGCTTGTGAGCGACAGAGAAATGCCCATAATAATAAGAGCGACGACAATGATATTGATGATTATAGGGACGAATTGTTGAATGATGATCATGTCAGTGAAAATGTTTTGGGTGTAGATAATTGGCGTGAGCATTATAGTCCTGATATAGTTGAAGTCATTGACGAACTAAAGCCAAGATACCGAGACGCATTGATACTCCAGGAAGCTGGGTATTCACTGAAAGAAATTGCAGAGATTGAGTATGCTAAAGGTTCATTGAAAACTCTCAACATTGATACTATTAAAAGCCGGCTTAGGTTGGCAAGACAATATTTAAGAAACAACCTTACTAAAGATGGTCAACGAATACCTCATCAAACAGACCCTGAAGATGTTCCATGAGATTGTAGTTAAGCTCATACATCCAGGTTGTCGGCTTCCACAAGGCGGGGAACCGACAAGAGTTATGCGTACAGCTCTCCAACGGGTTGAAAAGAAATATGGTGCCCTTACAGCTCAAAGAATAGTTGATTATGTTGTGTGCTCATCCTATGCTTTCAAGGATAGGGGTGCAAATTGGAAATTGAACCAAGTATTTGGACCGAAGTCTCTTGAACGATTTAACTCCGATAAAGGCCGTATGTTCTTTGAAAACAAATGGCTGGAATCTGAAGATTTGAGTCGGTCGTTACTGCTAAATATGATTGTTGACCGTAGCGAACACCCCAAGGCAAAATTCATTTTTGTCCCCAGTGAGGAAGGCACTAAGCAAAGGCTACTTAATAGAGAAGTCGGTTTTGCTATCTGTCAAACCTCTACATTGGGGTGGTCGCCTTTGTCAACAGCATGTTCGGAGTGCCACTTTGTTGCAAAATGTAAAACAGAAACTCAAAAAAAATATCCGGAAATCTTCCGATTAAGAATAGAATATGTCAGCAAACAATAAAACAAACGTCCTTTCGGAAGCTTTCATCGAAGATTTGTTTATCACATGTATAGAGGACAGTTATATACTTTCGATGGTATGCGAGCATTTGGAAGAAGAACATCTCCCAGATCGCAATACAGCAGCTGTTCTCAAAGCTTTTAAGGACTATTATAGAGAATATCGACGAGTGCCGAATTACTCAATTATTCAGCAAAAGCTCGCTGGCAAGAATGGTGCCCTCAGATTTTGGAAGGAAGCCTATGATAACGGTGAAGCATTTGCTACTGATGAATGTCTTGGCTTGCTCGAAGAATATCTAAAACGTGTTGAATTTCAGAAAACATATAAGAAAGCCGGTGAGGTGTATAATCGAGAAGGGTTAGAAAGTGCCCAGCAACTGCTTGCAAAGCACGTGGATTGGATGCGTACATTCTCATTGACCGAATCAACTTATACCGATGTGATTGATACTTTTACAACACGGCATATTCAAAATCGTGCTAAAAACAATTCCCGTGGTACTATACGTGCTATCACACGCTTTTATATTGATGAGCTGGACAACCTTAACCAAGATAGGGATTTGCGTGGTCAACTTTCCTGTATCTTGGCTCCAACTGGTGTTGGTAAAAGTCATGCGGCTCGTTGGATAGGCTCCCAGGCTTGTATTGACGGTTTTAACGTACTCCATTTCCAGTTAGAAGGCAGCCGAGAGGAAGTTGAAAATGCTTACTCTGCGGCACTTGTTGCTTGTAATGCCTATAGTTATGAAAAGGGCTTTATCAAGGATAAGGACATGGATGCTTTTGCTAAAGAATTGGAAAGCATAGCCGGCAAATTGTACGTCAGAAGTTATCCAAAATTCAATCAGCATGTTTCCACTATCAATATCAAGGAAGCTATTGCTGAGTTTCGCAAGAACTATGGCGTTAAACCGGATATTATCCTCATTGATTCTATGGACTTATTGAACGATTCATCTGGTCGTAAGTATGGAGATAGCGGAGAGCGCCTGAAACGCATCGCTGTGGCAAATGACTTAAAGGATATTGCCAGTGAAGAAGAAGTCTGGGTGGTGACGACTTATCAGGCACGCATAGAAAACCCTGATTGGGTGAATGACGAAAAGAACGTATTAACGGAATACTCGTCATCGGAGGCTAAAGGAATCGCCCAGCCACTTACTCACTTGATTACTCTCAATCAATCCGCAAATGAGCGTCGTGAAAAGACGATGAGAATCCATGTTGCTAAGAGTCGTTTCTTCCCCAAGGGAGATACATTCAAAATAGCTACAGATTATGACCATGAAAGGTTCTTCGACCGGCAAAGAACAGCCAATCTTTAATATACGGAGGTGTTATGTATATAAGTAAGGAAGATAAAGAATACCTGATTCGTGAACTTCAGGCTGAGCTTCACGCAAGACTGGACGGCGGTCGTAAAAACCTAATAGTCCCCGAATGTATTTGGTGCGGTAAGACCGGTGGCAAACTTGGAATTTATGTTGGCCCTGAAAAGAATGGCAAAGTATTCGGTATGGCACATTGCTTTTCTTGTGGTAGAACTTGTAAAGACATTAACCGATTTGTAGAAGAAATTGGCCGATCTGATTTACAGGTTAAGGACACAGCCAAATTTACTCCAGTAGAAGTACCGGAGTTCTTCAATCTGGAAGAGGATGAGATTGATGATGAGCTTGTGGTCGTAGAAATGCCGGAATCTTGGAAACGGTGTTTCAAAAACCCATATTTGAAATCTCGCGGCTTTACCACTGATGATTATGCCTATTTTCCTGTTGGGACAACTCGCGGCCTAAACTTTAAGTTTGACGATTATGTGGTTTTCCCGATATATGATGATGGCGACATTGTAGGATATGTCTCCAGACATGTATGGAGCAAACAGGATATTGACGAATACAACGACAAAGCAAAACGTAACAACAAATATCAGATTCGCCGATACAATAATAGTATTGAAAACGATTTTGTCAAGCTCCTATACAATTATGATTCAATAATTGAGGATGAGACTGACACCGTAATATTGGTTGAGGGTATATTTGATGTCATTGCCCTTACCCGCAAACTGGATTTGTATGACAACCATCGTATAGTGGCAGTCTGCACATTTGGAAAGAAAATCAGCGATGCCCAGATTTATAAACTGCAAAGTAAGGGCGTCCATGACATCATCATAGGTTACGATACGGATGCGTCAGACGCAATCAACGTGGCCGCAGACAAATTGAACGAATACTTTGACAATGTAATGATTGCCAAACTCGTAGGTGAAGGTAAAGACTGGGATGACGCAAACTTTTGGGACATCTATGATACTTTCTCAGAATCTCTATTTACTCCAATCGAATATAAACTGAGTAACGTAGATGGCAAAATCAGATAGAATCATCGAATTGTATGAGTGGCTGGAGCAGAACAAAATTCAGTACACACAAATAGATGCGGAAGTTATTGATATTCCTGGGTTTGGTAAGGCGTATTTCCAAGACACCCAGCGATCAACCTACAATTCAATCTTCCGCAAAGATACGGACGGTAACTTTATCTTTAATAGTTTGGTGCGTCCAGAAGAATTGCTGAATGATGGCATTGAGAATATCATTTTCAAATTCGGCAACAACTTCTACTATCACAACCTAAATCAAGATTTCAAATTGAATATCTTGAAGTACGTTGGTGAGCGAGCCAAGTTACAACATGACATCCCATTTGTAAATCTTGGGGTACACACCCCCTTTGAACTCTTAAATGGCAGTTTTATGCCGGAGGAATGGATTCGTAAGGCGAAGTATTTAGGTCATACCGCATTGGGGGTATGTGACTATAATACTATGGCCGCTTGCTTTGTATTTCAAAAAGGTTGTGACGCTGCCGGAATCAAGCCAGTGTTTGGTTATTCCCTTACTGTTGAGGCTGATGGATTTAACTTCGGAGCAAAGGTCTATGTTCAGACGCAACAAGGTTTTCGTAACCTGCTGAGAATCCAAAAAGCGATTATGGTAGATAATGTGGAAAACAAGACTATAGATATTTCAGAACTGCTTAATCGAGCAAAAGGCAATGCACTTGTGCTTGATAAATATGCGCCCACTTCTTTCGTGGGTAACAAGCAAGTGGTTGATACATTAACACAGGCGTTTGACCGCATTTTCTATCAAGTTGATTTGTCAGAATACAAAGCCGAGCGTATTGACATCAAGGTTTTAGAAGCCACTAAAAAGTATTTCCATGAATGGTATGACGACAGCAAAATGCCACGCCCTGTACTGCTTAGCGATGCGTATTATCTTGACTCCGACGACGCCAAGAATAAAATAATTCTCAACAAGGTAGCAGAAGGTGCCGCACACGAACAAAGCAACGACCAGTATTTCAAAGATATTGATGAGCATTATGCTTTGTTTGAGGCCCTATTTGGAGAAGACTGGGATATAGAAGGATTGTTTCGTGAATGTGCAGAGAACACGTTCATCATTGCAGACCATGCAGAAGGGCGTATGGACACTACCAGAAACTATATGCCGAAATACGACATGACTCCGGAAGAACTGGAGAAATATGGCACCACCCACAATATGTTCAATCAACTTTTGGAGGAAGGACTTCAGCGTTTGGCTCCTAAAGATAAAATGGATCAGTATCGGAAGCAGATGGAGTATGAGAAATACATCATTGAATCTACTGATAATGTGGACTATTTGCTTGTGCAGTATGATACTTGCAACTGGGCTCGTAAGAACAACATTTTTGTGGGTTGTGGACGTGGTTCTGCTGCCGGCTCTCTGCTTCTTTATTTGCTGGGAATTACGCTAATAGACCCTATTAAATACAATCTCATCTTCGAGCGTTTTCTTCTTCCTGAACGTGCCGGACTGTCTCCAGCAGATACAACCATTATTGGTAACGACATGGATTCTAATCGTTATTTTGAGCTCACATTATACGATGGCAAAATCATCAAAGTCGATTACGATGCTGAGTTCATGGTTAAGCGGACGGGAACAGAAGAGCCTATCAGAATATATGCTGATGAACTCCAAGAGGGTGATGACATCATCTTTGATAACAAAGACATTCTTTTTACAATCAACGAGTTATAATTATGGAATTGACAGATGAAATGAGTCGTGCGTTTCAAATCATAGAAGAAACGAGAGACAGCCTCTTCATTACAGGCAAGGCTGGAACCGGGAAGACTACATTCCTGAAGTACATAGTTGAGAACACTCATAAAAATATCATTGTGGCTGCATCAACCGGGATTGCAGCTATCAATGCAGGGGGTGTGACATTGCATAGTTTGTTTGGAATCCCGTTTGACTTACAAGGACCAAATTCGCCTATCAAAGGAAAACTGTATCAAGATAAGTTTGAACTATTCGGTAAACTTGATACGCTTATTATCGATGAAGCGAGTATGGTCCGGCCAGATGTGCTGGATTATGTGGATCGAAAACTGAGGCTCTACAGAATGAATGAACTTCCATTTGGCGGTATTCAAATCGTGCTGTTTGGAGACTTGTTCCAGTTACCTCCGGTTATAAAGAAAAACGAGGAAATCATTCTTCGACAGTGGTATCGTGGAAACTACTTCTTCTATTCTCATGCACTTAGAGAAGTAGGTTTTCAAATTGTTGAACTCACTAAAGTATTTCGTCAGAAAGATGAACGATTTGTTAATATGCTAAATCGCATACGAGAATATCAACTTCTTCCGATGGACATTGATGATTTGAGCGAACTGCGGGACAATCGAGAGAGCAAAGACTTCAATACACAAGCTATTCATATTTGTTCATTGCGCCGCGATGCCGATAAAATCAATAGTCAAATGATAGGAGAAACGACACATTCATTTATAGCAGAGTTCAAGGATGCTTTCAATCCTAAAAATGCGCCTTGTGATTTGGATTTGAAGCTACGTGTTGGTGCTCGCGTAATGACTTTAGTAAACGATAACAGACATGGGTTCTATAATGGTTCTATGGGCACAGTAACTGATATTAGTGCCACTAAAATTGGAGTAATGTTGGATGCCGGCCATCAAGTAATCATTGAGCCTTTCACGTGGGTTGACCGAGAATATAAAGTTAATGGCAATGAGATTGAAACAATTGAGAAAGGAAGTTGCAGACAATTCCCACTTACTTTGGGATGGGCAATCACAATTCATAAAAGTCAAGGACTGACCTTTGACAACGTGGTTATACATTGCCCCTATGCGTTTGCCCCTGGAATGTTATATGTAGCATTGAGCCGATGTACTTCGATGAAAGGAATCGTAACGGATTTTTTCATTAACAAAAGAGCCATTATTAAGGATAAAGAGCTCATCGCTTTTAACCACATCTGCCGGAATAACGGTAATAAGTTTAATCTTGACGTATATCGTGCCATTTGCAAAAGTTTGAGCTATGAGGGTAACTAAAATACAAGAACATCATACGAAACATCCAGTCAAAGTACTGGATTGTTTCGTTGACTCCGGCTATGTAAAAACAGAGCACGGATCACTTCCTGACGTGGACAACGATTTCCAGTCAGACAAGCGTCAAGAAGTTAAGGAATACATAGAACGCCGTTACAATCACGATGGTAAGCAGCGCGTGTTTTCTGCCGGTACATTTACCACTCTAAAGGCCAAGGCGGTTATTAAGGATGTGGCTCGTACAATGCGCATCAGCCCTTCTTTGGTAAATTATCTAACGGCTATTATAGAGGATGATGGTGCCGATTATACAGAAATCTTCAAACTTGCGGCTTCTAACCGAAAGATTGCCAAATTTATCCATGACTATCCGGAACTATTTGAAGACATACGCACTCTCATGTTTCAACCTCGCTCCAGTTCGGTCCACGCTTCAGCATTACTTGTAACTCCGGACGATATGGACGGCGAAGATGTGGAGTGTTTTGACTTTGTGCCTATTAAAAAAGTTGACGACATCCTTGTAAGTGAGAATAGCGGTTACGACCTCGATGAACTGGGCTTGCTCAAAAACGACTGTCTGGCAACTAAGGAGCTTTCCAAACTTCACCAGACTTTTGATCTAATCAATGAGCATTATGGTGCCGGCCTTACAATGGAGGGTGTAGTGGAAAGTGATTTGGCTAATGAACGTGCATACGAATTGTTACGCCAAGGCTGCACGCAGAATGTATTCCAGCTTTCATCACGAGGCATGACGAAATTTTTGGTTGAGATGCAACCCACTTGTATTCACGATTTAATTGCGGCCAACGCTTTGTTTCGTCCGGCAACATTGGAAAATGGTTCAACAGAGGCTTATGTTGACAGAAAAAAAGGACTGGTTGCGCCAACGTATCTTTGGGGTACTTATAACGCCCTGAATGACACATTCGGGTTGATTACTTACCAAGAACAAGTTGCCCAAATTGCTCGTGAAGTCGGCGGCTTCTCGTTAGGTGAAGGTGTGAAACTCGTAAAGTTTATCTCAAAAAAGAAGGCTGAGAAGATTCAAGCCATGCGTGAGAAATTCTTGAAAGGAGCAAAAGAGAACGGCTGTCCGATAGAAGATGCCATTGCTATTTGGCAACAGATTGAAGCGTGCGGTTCTTACCTCTTTAATAAATCCCACGCAACTGCCTATGCTGTTACCTCATATATCGGTGCTTTTCTGAAAGCACAATATCCAACAGCGTTTTATACGGTCGCACTGGAATGGGCTGATGACAAAGAGCTTATTCCTATTATGTCTGAAATGGAGGCTTGCAGCAACGCTAAGGTAGTGTCTCCAGACATCAATAAGAGTGCGATGAGTTTCTATACGGACTATGAAACCAATCAGATATTCTGGTCGCTTTCTCGTATTAAAATGGTCGGCACAAAAGCGGTTGATTGGATTATCAACGAGCGCAACAAAAATGGTGAGTTTACCAGTATTAACAACTTCATTGAGCGCATATTCAAGTATAAACTCAAAAAATATCAATACTGGGATGATCCAGATAATGAAGATGAGGTACAACGATGCCCGGTCAATGCCCGTCATGTCCTCAACCTTATCCTTGCTGGATGCTTTGACAAGATAGAAAACGCACTATCGGTAGTTGAAAGATATGCAATTGTGGAGAAGGCTGCGGAGACCCTTGGGTTTGAAATCAAACAAAAAGATTTCCCAGATGACTTACGCAACAAGCACTATTTCTGGTCTCAGCAACAAATTAAAGTGTCCGGTCTCGGAGCCATTGACTATAAACGAATCTACGACAACAGCGCGATTAAAGAGCAGATTCGTGGTCGAGCAGCATACACTACGCTTAAAGACTCCTTGAGTGAGGATAAAGATGGTAGAAAGGCCGCTATTGCCGCTACCATAGTAGAAATGGAGGAAAAGAAGTTCACCAGTAAGAAAACTGGGGAACAAGAGGTGTTCTGCAAAGTCACCCTTCAGCAGAATAACGATATGGCAGAATTGGTGATATGGCCTGAAGAGTATCGTAATGCTCGTGCCTTACTCATTGGTGCCAAGAACAAATTGATAATCTGTATGGCTACCGTGAAATACAGTGACTACGTTGGCCATAATAATTTCCAACTCACTCGTAACAATTTTATTGAGATAATATGAAACCGTTGATTATTTGTATTGTTGGAGCATCTGGAAGTGGTAAAACAACCGCTTCCATGATTCTCCAACAGCAGTTGGGATGGACTGCTATTGTGTCTTATACGACACGTCCTATGCGTAAAGGAGAGGTAAATGGAAAAGACCATTGGTTTGTTAAACCAGACCAAGTACCTCCTCAAAGTCGAATGTGTGCTTACACAAATTTCGGAGGTTATGAATACTGGACAGAGTGGGACCAATTCCTTACGCTCTTTCCCAGTGTGTATGTAATTGATGAAAAGGGACTCGTAAATTTACAGAGTAAAGAATCTACTCCTTTCCCATTCTCTCTGGTGACAATCAAGATTAAGCGAGATAATTTGAAAGACATTGACGATAAGCGTAAAGCGCGAGACAATGACCGTATCAACATCCCAGATGAACTATATGATTATGTCATCAATAACAATGGCTCGATTGAGAATCTTCGCGCCACTCTTTATTTAACAGCACAGTGTATAATTCAAAAACATCAATAATATGGCAGCACCTAAAGAAGAATCCCCGGTATTGGTAGCGTTTACCCTGGACTTTGAGACCGGCGGTTTGAAATGTCAGACATCGGCTTGTACTCAGATAGCGGTACATGCCACTCGACTCGATACTTTTGAAAAGATTGGCACATATCAAAGCTACATTGCCCCTTATAACCGTAAGGAAATAGCCGGCGCCACCAAAAAACGCAAAACATTGAAGTCAAAATATGACAATGATGATGCGGTGTCAATGGACTATGAGGCAAGAGCGTTGGAATATTCAGCTATCACTATGGATATGCTGGAGTCCTATGGCAAACCCATTGAAATAGTGGCACAGGAGGTCCTTCAGTTTATGATAGACAATACGCCTAAGTGTCCTAAAAACATGAAACCATTTTTGATAGGACAGCATATCGCATTTGACGAGGGGTTCCTTTGCCAAATGTTCGAGTACGCTGGCCTTATGAATGAACTGAAAAAGGTTCTCCGGGGAGACGAGGATTTCTACGGGAACTGGCATCCGCTATATGTAGATACGATTGTACTTGGGCAGCTTGCGCTATGCCATTTGCCCAATGTCAACTCATACAAACTGGAAATCATGTGTGAAAATCTGGGAATTGAGTTGGACGATGCCCATGATGCAGATGCAGATGTTTCGGCCACTACCAATGTCGCCGCCGTTCTCACTCAGCGTATGAGAAGTATAGGTGGCGAATACGAAGGTGAAGAACTTGCAATTTCAAAGGCCGAAAAATCACGCAAACACTTCAAAATATAATAAACTATGTCAGAACAGAAGCAAGAAGGGGCATATTCCCACATTGATGAACCTGTAGTACAGTTCAAAGTTAATTCCGACCGCATTATTCGTGAAGTCATAAATGCAGATACCAAACAAGTACTTGTTCATATCTCCGGTTATGACCTTCAGATTAACTTTAACATGCAGTATTTGAAGTCTATAGAAGATGTTGAAGCCGCTTGCAGCGGTATCTCGCAGTTGTTCAGAGACATCATCATGGAAAAATTGCTGGAAGGGAATAAACCGGCAGAGTAGAAAACGACTATTTGTTAATGAGTATGGGTTATCACAACGATAGCCCAGCATTAACGAATTATCGTGAACATGGAAAATAAAAATATCCTTACAGACCAAGAGATACTTTTCTGTGACCTCTATGCAAATGGAGAAGCGCCTTATGGTGGTAATGCGGCAAAGTGCTATCAGGAAGTATTTGGCGATAGAACACATCGTGCAAAAGGTCTTGCCATTCGTATGTTAGCTCGTCCTGAGATTCAAGAATACTTGAAGTCTCTTGACGAGCTTCCGTATGAAGAGGCTAAATATATGAAAACATTCTTGCGCGAGAACCTTGTAAGCATCATCAAAGAATGTGCAAGTGCTGAATATAGAGACCGAAAAGGTACATTACAATCCCCAGCCGCCCTTCGTAGCGTAGCGGTCAATGCCTCCAAAGCATTGATGGATTTGTACCCTGTCAAAGAAGCTCATGTTAGTAAAATCAATATCGATGGTGCTGGAGAAGGTGG